CTGAAACCACGTTGCCCAAAAAGTGCTTAACCTGCGACTTCAAGTTCTTTGAATTTAGCTTCAAATCCAGCAGCTTGCAATATTCAGCCAGCGTAAACGACACGTTGGAGCTTTCCGGGTCTCTCGGATTGATACGGCTCAGATAGACCTCAAGCAGCCGAAGCTCGCCTGCTGTGTAGTCCGTAAACTTCGCCCAAACCAATGCCTTGCTCTTTTCGACAAGGTTGTTTCCTGTCAATTCTGGCATTGTATCACCTCATTTCTTCTACCCTATTATACCACTGTATCGTGTACACGTCAATGATTCTGTACACAATTATTTTTTAACAATCGACTTCCACATTCTGTACACGATACTCCACTTTTTGTACACGATACCATTCACTTCTTGTACACGTTCCTCCACTTTATGTACACAATGCTCCACTTTTTGTACACGTTCTTACTATATATATAAACAAGAGATAAACAAGAGATAAATAATCATCATCAAATAGCGACGACGATACATTTTCAACAATTTCTTCTCTTCAACGGGCAGATTGTGGAAAACGACAACTTCTTTTGCTGAATAAGAAACGTCCATCAAGCCCTATAATCTACCTGACGGTTCTATCGTGTACAGAAAATGGAGTGCAATCACACCAATAGGGGACGAATTGACAAGTCATGCTTTGATGAACTGAAATTTTACGCTAGTTCGTTAATTACATCCGAAAAAATCCACCATTTACGATTCTATGTGGGACAAAATGACAACCCAAAACCATATTTATAACAAGCCTATTGTGTACAAAAAGTGGAGCACGTCCCCCTGTATACCGTAAAAACTTCGATAATTCGACAATCAGCCACTTATGTTATTTGGATTTACAGTATAGGAATCGTTAGACTTCATGGCAGCTTCTGTTCCAGCATCCTGCGCCTGATAAAGAACTTCCATCTTTGGGGCGGTTCCGTTCGGGTCTGGGTCTGTTCCGGTAGCCTGCGCCATCTCATAGCTACCAGACACCATCCGGCAGACAGCAACCCTGTCCTTCAACGGCGTGTGGAGGTTTGCTAGAATCTCCGTCAGCACGCCGATGTGGTCTGAGCCGTGATCTCCGTACCGAATGTATAACAGGGCATCTATCTCATAGGATGAGCACTCCATCATAGCATCTATGAGAATCCGCCGTTTCTCCAAATCGGAAAGGTCGTCTTCCAGGTGTTCCAGCAGCCCTGGGTGAATACAAGCGTCCATGTATCGAGCCACCGATACGCCGCAGCAAGTGAACCAGCGCATAGCCATCGGGAGGGAAATAGCTGCCAGACCTTGCTCCCAATTAGCGACCGTGCCACGATTCACGCCCATTTTTGCCGCCAATTTCTGCTGGCTCAAGCCGGAACGCATTCGAGCTATCTCTAATGCTTTGGCTGTTCTTACTAAATATTCATCCATAAATTCTCACCCTTTCAACAAAATCCGGCAAAACTGCCGGGTTCGACAAGCCAAAAAATGGAAAAAGCTGCTATGGAGAACCAACAGCAGCCTGTGTTATAACTGTACCATCGAAAAAATAATCAAAACAGGAGGTAACAACATGATTATCGTTGACGGTATGCCCGCATCTGAACCGAACGAAAACAAAACGCCGAAACCGTGGGAGGGTTAGTGTATGAACCAGATTGACACCATGCTCATTCCCTATGCCCGCCAGACCGCCTTAAAGCTGGTCTACAACCTTGCAAACAACAATGCAGATAAGTTTGCTTATGAAGAAGCAAAAAACGTTCTGGAACGCGCCGTAGCCGCCTTGGACGATGGGCGCGACCCGGCAGATAACATCGAACGCATTGACGGACAGCTCGTAGAGCTGTGATTGGAGGAAAGATGGATAGGCGCTGTCCCTTTTGACTTGAACGCTCGTGGTTTCCCCGATGTGAAGTAATGGATGCGAAGAAAACGTTTGATTTTTACAAAGTTGTTGAAAATACATTGACTTTACAACTAGAAGATGTATAATCGTATCGAATGAACGTCTGTACTTACCGATCGGGAGGATATGCCACAATGAGTGAACAGGAAAGAGCCAAGATTGACCGATTTATTGCATGGCTTCTGGAACATCCTGAGAAGATTCCGGTAGCTGAACAAGCATTAGACCTGGGATAACAGAAAACCCCTTGCGCAGAGCTACACCAGCCCGGCACAAGGGGTTCTTTTATTTTACCGGGCATGAACGTTACATCTTCTCGATCAGGTTCATCAGAGCTTCACGCTGTTCCTTCGGCATAGATTCAAGTTTTCTTCTAATCCGCTCCACTGCTGCATCAACTTCACTTTGCGGCTGCTGGGGCGGATTTTCTTTTTGGTTGCCAGTAAGAAGGTAGTCAACTGTAACATCGAAATACTGTGCTAGCTTAACGGCATTTTGATTGGTCGGCTTTGCATCGTTTCCTGTATTTGCTTCGGTTCTCCAATAGCTATAAGCAGATTTCGGAACGCCAGCTTCAGTCAAAGCACGAGACGGCTTTACTCCCTTTTGTTCGCATAGCCTTACGAAATTGTCAAAAAACACAAAACATACCTCCAGTGTTTGTACAAGATGACAAAGTTCTACCACTTGAACAAAAACACTTGAAAAGTTCTACTACTTGTGCTTTAATAAGGCTACCGGGTTCAATCGGTAGAACAAATTAAAGACTTTGAACAAATAGAAGAACGTTCGATAATGTTTTTGCTTGACACCATAATATTATCATGTTCTTTCAAAAAGTTCAAGTACTAGAACAAGAAAGGAGAAAAAATTTGCTTCCTAAGTGGACAGGCGATGTTGTGGGAACGCTTCACGTTAACAGCATCGAAATCAGAGAGCTTGCTGCAAAAATGGGATGCGCACCGGAATACTTGGGAAAAATCCTGAACGGTAAGCGTGAGCCTAAAAATGCGGAAGCTAAGGTAAAAGAAGCTCTGGAAGAGCTATTGAAGGAAAGAGAGGGAAAATGAGTGATACGAAGCAGATTATCACCTTAAAGGTAGACCTCGAATACCCGGAAGAAGCCAAGTTTGCCATTGACGCTGCGGCCAAGACCTACTCGGATTTCAAGCGTGAGCAGACGACAAGGCGCTTTGTGGAAAATGGTTGCACACCGGAAGATGCAGAAGAAATCGCAAAGTTCATCCGGTTTCTTGACCAGTGTTTTTCTGAACACAATGAAAGAGCCTTAAGAAAGGCAAGTGAAGTGGATGGAGATTAAGTACTGTGAGCGTTGCGGCCTGTATCTTGGCGTGGTCAGACCGACAAGAAAATACTGTTCAGAATGCAAGCGCGAGGTTGACAAAGAGCGTGACAGGAAGCGCAAGAAGGCAGCGTGCAAACCGGAAAAGACGTTTCCGTCCATCGGAGAAGTACAAGCCCTTGCGGACAAACTGGGCAAGCATTACGGCGAAGTGTCACAGATGCTCGCAACAGGGGAGTTGACCTATGAACGGTAAATATTACGGTCAGCTGGAAATCCGCTGGCACAGCCGGGAGAAAGACCGACTAAGACACATCGAGAAAGAAAGAGTGAACAAAAATGAAAAAAATCAAAGTAAGAATCACATTCATCGAAGCAGTTCTCGGCACTTGGCCTAGCAATCAGAATATCGCGCGAGAGTTCATCGCCAGCAAGTCCCCTGATGCAAGCACTATCGAGGATGAAGTGGCCGCTTTGGGCGCTGATGCCGTGGCAGATAAGGGCATGACCGTGTTCCCTCGCAACGAGAACGGCGAACCCATCCTATATGACTACCAAATCAAAGGAATGTTTAAGGATGCTTGCGGTATGCTGGGTCGTATCGGCGGAAAGACCGAGACCGGCAAGAAGAAAGCCGTGAACGAAAGCGGTAAGCTGACAGCCTACAAGAAGGTCATTGATGGCCTGATTTTCGTTCAGCCCCGCATGATTCCCATTCATGTGAACGGTGAGATTACCGAGTGTCAGCGCCCTCTCCGCGCACAGACGGCGCAGGGCGAGCGGGTGAGCCTCGCCAACAGCGAGCAGATTCCCGCTGGTTCGACCTGCGAGTTTGAAATCGTTCTTCTGGACGATTCTCACGAAAAGGTCGTGCGTGAGTGGCTGAACTACGGCGCTCTGCGTGGCATCGGCCAGTGGAGAAACAGTGGCAAAGGCCGCTATACCTACGAAATCCTCAATTAAACGCTATGGCAAGGTAACGCCGCGATGAGATTAGCAAGGGCAATGCGGTGATTTGACGAGACCTGCAAAGGCATAGTGACGATTGGCTCAGAAATGCTAAGGCAACGCATGGAGACGAAGTGACTTGCGTAGCAACGGCATGGGATGGTATGGAACAGCAAAGAGATGAATGGAGCAGCAAAGGCATGGCGAGGCAATGCTCAGACGAGCAATGGAGTGGCAAGGAAAAGCTTGGAAAAGCAATGGCTATGGATGCAAGGCGTGGCTTTGATAAGCAAAGGAAATGCATCGCAAAACGTAGCGAAGGAATTGCATAGACCAGCTATGGCATGGAAAGGGGATAGAAATGAAAGTACTTGTAGAAATTATTTTGATATGGAGTGTTGCTCTTGCAGTAGTGTTGGCAGCATTCCTTTTGAACCTGTGGCTTGTGCACCTCGTTGAATTGCTGGTCGGTGCAAAAGGCACATGGGGAATCATCGTAGCGGCTGCCGTAATGGCAACTGGATGGATTTTTAATTTTGGAAACAAAAAGGAGAGCCGATGAAAACATTGAAAGGGACGACGCTGTCCGTGATCGGTCTGGTTGCGGCAATCACAGCAGTTGGCTGCGGTGATGCGATTCAAGGATGCCAGACCACAGCGCAGATGCTTGGCTGGGTGATTGTGTCCTGCGGGCTTCTCGCAACGGCCATTGTCCTGTGCGCACTGGCAGTCAGCGCCGAGGAAGACGAACGCAGCGAGCAAGAATGCCGCAAAATCAAGCGGGTAGCCCACCACACCAACGAGTGGAGGGATGCACGATGAAATGCCCGATGTGCGGTAGTGACAACATTACAACGGTTGACAGCCGGTCTGACCACGACAGCATCGTTCGCAGAAAAAAGTGTCTTGTTTGTAACCATCGGTGGTCTACTATCGAAATTGACAAAGACCAGTGGTACAGTGCACTGCAAATCAAAGAGGAACGTAAGAGAGGGCGACCAAAAGATGATTAACCTTGACAGATTCGGTGGTGTGACCGAGCCGGAGGACGGCGTGTATTTTATGACCAACGAGCAGATGGCAGAAGCCAAAGAAGCAGACCGTCTGGCTGAAATCGAGGACTTGCAGTCTGAAATCGAGGACAGGGAAGCGGAGTTGAAAGACCTCCGTGCACAGTTGGCAGAACTGATGGCTGGTTGATTTCTGTACAGCCGTATTAAGCCAAAGTAAAAACAATGAAGCCTAATGAAGCCGAAGAAAGGAAAGAAAATGAGCAAATACAAGAAAGAAATTAAGCACTGCGAAAAGTGCAATAAGCCTTTTTCAGTGTTCCCGAACAGCACAGAAACTCTTTGCACAAGTTGCAAAAGGGACAATTTGGAGGAAACGCTTCGCAGAAACGGTCATGCACCGCAGCATATGCTTGTCAGGAGACCTTATGACGGAATCGAGGAAGCGTTTGCTGTCGAAGATGCCGCAAGAAGAGCTTCCTGGGGCTGGGACACGAGCGTTCAGAAAATTTGCCGTGATTGCGGAAAGCCTTTTGAAATCACCCGTGCAGAACGCATTTTCTTTGAATCGCATAACATGGCATTGCCTAAGCGTTGCCCGGCTTGCCGTAAAGCGAGAAAAGAAGCGAGGAAGGAAAATAATTGATGGACAACAGCAAAATCCATGAAGCTCTGATGGCTGTTCAATCAGAGCTGAAAGCCCCGAAGGGGCAGATGAACAAGTTCGGCGGTTACAAGTACCGCTCGTGCGAGGACATTCTCGAAGCGGTCAAGCCAATCTTGAAAGCGCATAGCCTTGTGCTGCGGCTTTCCGACAAGCCTGTTATCGTTGACAGTTGGCACTACATCGAAGCCACTGCAACAGTTGAATCGCAGGATGGAGCCACCTATACGGTGACTGCATACGCTCGTGAGCCTGAGTTTAAGAAGGGCATGGACGATTCGCAGATTACCGGCACTGCAAGCAGCTACGCTAGAAAGTACGCTCTGAACGGTCTGTTCTGCATTGACGATACGAAGGACGCTGACACGGACGAGTACCAGAAGCAGACCACAAGCAGAGCCAGCAAGCCTGTGCAGAAGCAACCGGAATCGGAAACCATTCCCCCATGCGCTTGCTGCGGAAAGCAGTTGCAGCCTATTCAGTACAACAACCGCACCGTCACTCCGCTGGAAACTGCAAGAAGCACAAAAAAACGCTTTGGGCGCGTCCTGTGTTGGGATTGTGCTCAGAAACAGCCGAAGGAGGGCTAAACAATGCTTAACTCTATCGCAATTCAGGGGCGTCTGGTTCACACGCCAGAAGCTAAAGTTACGAAGTCTGGAAAGGATGTTTGCACGTTCAGCATTGCTTGCGACCGTCAGAGTGGCGGTCAGAAGGAAACCGATTTCTTTAACTGCACCGCATTTGGTAACACGGCGCTGTTTGTTTCCAAGTGGTTCCAGAAGGGTAGCCTGATTCTGGTGACTGGCAGCATCCAGACCAGGAAGTATACCGACAAGCAGGGGAACAACCGCACCGCAACGGAAATCATGGCGAACAAGGTTGACTTCTGCGGCGGCAAGTCTGACAGCAAGCCCGCCAATCGGGCGCAGGATGCACCACAAAACTACTCTCAGGGCAACACGGACGACTTCTCTGTGATTGACGAGGACGATGGTTCGCTGCCGTTCTGACCCGTAAGGCATTGACCACCTACCTTATATAAGAGCTGCGCTATCTGGCTACACGGGCGTTTGGAAAGATGAAACACTTGGGCGACATTACAAAGATTCACGGCGACAAGATAGAGCCTGTGGACTGCATCACATTCGGCAGTCCGTGCCAGGGCTTGTCTATGGCGGGGAAAAGGCTTGGATTTGACGACAACCGTTCCGTGCTGTTTTTGGATGCCGCAAGAATCATCAAGGAAATGAGGACAGCAACCAATGGAATGTATCCAACTTTCGCTGTTTGAGAAAACGTACCCGGAGCGTTCAGTTCCAACGGAGGAAAAGATTTCAGAGCCGTGCTGGAAGAACTTGCCCGCGTGGAACAGCCAGACGCTTCAATTCCTCGACCTTCGGGTAGGGGGGGCAGATGGAGCAAAGCCGGAGCAATCGCCGGAAACGGATGGTCTTTGGCTTGGCGACAGCTTGACGCTCAATATTGGGGAGTCCCCCAACGCCGAAAGAGAATCGCTCTTGTCGTGGATTTTGGAGGACAACGTGCCGCAAAAATACTATTTGAGCGCACGAGCCTGTCAGGGAATCCTGACGAGGGCATCAAGGCGTGGGAAGGCGCTCCCAGACATTCTCAGGCAAGCCCTTATGGACGTGATAGGGGGGGCAATTCCTACACCCTGAAAATCCGTAGTGGATGCGCTGGTGGCGGTAAAGGTGCGCTGGTACAAACCGAAAAAAGCGCAACGCTTTCAACACTCCAAGACCAGACATTGTTTCAGCCTGTTGTTTATGATGCTCGTGGAAACGGAGATGGCAGAACTTGCCCAACCATAACAGGCGACCACGAAAACAGAATCACAGACTACACGGCTATCGCTATCGAACGCAAAACCTTCAACGAACAGTCTTTTAGCCACTACAAGGAAAGCGACAAATGCTCAACCTTGAAAGCGAAAGCGGGGAACATTGGAAATGGCAGCGAATGCCTGGTTGCAGAGAAAGCCATCCGTTGGATTGTTCGCCGCTTGACCCCTGTTGAATGTGAACGGTTACAAGGTTACCCTGCCGGATACACCGACATTGGCGACTGGACGGATAGTAAGGGCAAGAAGTACAAGTACGCTGACAGCCCACGGTACAAGGCTCTGGGCAACTCAATCGCTTTGCCGCAGTGGTTTTGGTTGGTGCAGAGGATGCGCCCTTACCTGAAAGAAAAGCCAACCCTAGGCAGTCTGTTCGATGGCCTGGGCGGTTTCCCTCTGGTTTGGCAAAGAGCATACGGCGAGGGAACAGCGCGCTGGGCAAGCGAAATCGAAGAGTTCCCGATGGCTGTAACAAAAAGGAGATTTGGCGAATAATGATTACCTGTTGTCTCAACTGCACATCACGCCACCAAGCCTGCCACGACACTTGCGAGAAGTACAAGGCGGAGAAGAAGGACTTCGAGGAACGTAAGGCATTCGTGTATGAACTGAACCACAGCCAGAGCGTGTACCACCGTGATTATGAGGACAAGCACCGGGAACGTGGCAAGAAACGGTTTCTCGGAAGTGAATTTAGAGGTGAACGCTAAATGGGAGCTTTTATTGCAAGACAGCCTAATGGTTTGCTGTGCCGGTTTTCTTCGGTGGTCGATTGTGTCACTGATTACAACATGACCGAAGAAGAATATATCGAGATGTGTGCTGAAAAGGCACGAAAAGAAGCACGAGATGTTCTTGACCATTATATTAAGCCGTTTGAGATGGTTGATAGGTGTTTCTTTCCGAGCAACATGACTACTGAAGAGCACAAGCGAATCATGAAGGAAATGGAAAAACCAACTGACAAAGCAACTCATATTCCGTGAATTTAGAGGTGAATGAGGATGAATGAATGGAAAGATATAGTGAAAAATCCGCCTCACAAATGGGACGGGGATTCGATGGGAAACATTTTGGTTTGGTATAGCAATACGGAACGTGCAGGAATTGTGAATATGACCCTTGCGGAGTCGTTTCCTGACAATATGCCGTTCTGGATGCCACTCCCCAAACGACCAAAGGACAACGAATGAACACCGGCAAGCAATTTGAAGCAGACTTCAAAGCATCCGTCCCATCCGATGCGTGGTGCTACCGCCTGAAAGACAGTGCTGCCACCTACTACGGCGGCAACGAGAACCTGTCGTTTTCCATCGACAACATCTGCGACTTCCTTGTGTACCGATACCCGATGAACCACCTGTTTGAACTGAAAACCATAGAAACGCCCTCTATCCCTCTGGAAAAAGTGTTCGGCAAGTACGACAAGGCAAAGTGCAAGTACCGCAAGGAAAAGCATATCACAGACATGGTGGAAGCAATGGGGTACGGCGGTCAGACCGCCCATGTGATAGTGAATTACAGGGCAGTCAACCGCACCTTTGCAATCCCTGCAAGCAAGGTTCTGGCGTTCCGTTACAACGAGAGCCGCAAGAGCATCCCTTGGCAGTGGGCAGAGCAAAAGGGGATAGAGGTCAAAGCAAAAAGGCTGCGTGTCCATTGGCGGTATGACGTGGATGGGCTACTAAAGAGATTGGAGGAAAGCCAAGCATGACAATGAAATGCGATAGATGTGGCAATACGTTTGTATGGTACGACAATACCATGACAATCGGAGCATCCGAAACAAGCGAACAATGGAAAGGCTGCGGAAACGCAGTACAGAAGGTTGTGATTGACCACAGTTATGTTCCTCTTGACTGGTACAAGCAAAGTGATATGGAACCTATTGCTCTTTGCCCCTCTTGCATGGCAAAGCTGAACGACTGGCTGAAAGGAGAACAGAGGTGAGCAGTCGAATGAATAAGCATAGAAACCGCCCATCGTCTGGCAAACAGGCGATGTCAACCAACCTCCGCAAAATCGCACGGCAAAACCAGTTGTACGGCTTCCGCATGGCTTTGGATGGAATCGCCGCCACATGGGGCGCACTGATTCAGAATCTTCGGTGCGATGCAGACCTGACCGATGAACAGGTGCAGAAAATCATCTGCATTGGTGACAGGTACTGGGAGATGGTCGGCAAGTTCAAAGAAGAGGACATGACCCCTGACGAGTTTGCAGATTACATCACTGCAAAGTCAGAGCAGGTCGAAAAAGAGTTGAGAGAAAGGTGGAGCTGATGGATAAGGAACAGCTTGCCATTGCACGGTTGCAGGACGCTGCACGGCTATCCGAGCATCGGTACAAGAAACCGCTCATGGTCACATACTCTGGCGGCAAGGATTCACAGGTGCTTGTGGCTCTGGCTGAACGCGCAGGAATCAACTTCGAGGTAGTGAACAGTCACACCACCGCAGACGCGCCGGAGACGGTCTATTTCATCCGCAAGCAGTTCAAGGCGATGGAAGAGCGTGGAATCAAATGCTCCATTGTTATGCCACGCTACAAGGACAAGCCTGTGTCCATGTGGACACTGATTCCGCAAAAGCTGATGCCGCCTATGCGACTGGTTAGATATTGCTGTGCAGTTCTCAAAGAGAACACGGGAAAGAATCGATTTGTTGCCACAGGCGTTCGCTGGGCAGAATCAACAAGGAGAAAAAGTCGTGGAGTGATGGAAGTCTTAAATAAAGACCCAAAGAAACGAATTATTTTGATGAACGACAACGATGAAAAACGGCAACTGTTTGAAACATGCAATACAAAAGGCGCAATGACCGTCAATCCGATTATTGATTAGTCTGACTGCGAAATCTGGGATTACATCAATGCAGAAAAGCTACCGTGCAATCCTCTTTATTGCAAAGGTCTTAAACGTGTTGGCTGCATCGGATGCACAATGGCTACTCCGAAAATTAGAAAAAAACAGTTCTTGATGTATCCAAAATACGAACAAATGTACATCCGTGCGTTTGACAAAATGCTTGAAGCCAGAAGGGAAAAGGGGCTTGACAACAGTTCTGTTTGGGCGAACATCACCACTGGCGAAGAAATGTTCCACTGGTGGATGGAAGATGGCGTTCTTCCCGGTCAGTTGAGCATGGACGATTTGATGGAGGATAACAATGTTTGAATTTGCAACTCGCTGGCTGGTCTGCCTAGTCCTGCTGGCGGTGGTAGTTCAGTCCGAACGGACAATCAAAGGCATGGTAGACAACCTGTTTGAAGAACGTCAGGCAATGCTTGTATGGCTGTTCGTCAACGTGTGTCTGGCCGCTTGTACGGCTGTTGTGATGGGGTGGAAATGATGGACAACGAACTTTACTGCCCGATGAAGATGGCCAGCAATCCGCTTGGTCGGTGCGTATGCGAAAAAGAAAAGTGCGCTTGGTGGCGGCAGTTGGACAACTGTTGTTCCGTCTGGTGGATTGCACGGAAGCTGGACAGCATCGAAACGAAGATGAAGAGGTGAGAACGTGAACGAATGGATTAGTGTTGAAGATAGACTTCCTGACGTTCCGAAGGACGATTACATGAGCGATTATGTTCTCACTTACGATAAAAAGGCTGGAATTTGGGTTGCATTTTTTTGTTCTAGCGGCTATTGGTGCGAAGCAAGGGAATGTGTGTCTTTTGAAAATGTCACCCATTGGATGCCGCTTCCTGAACCGCCAAAGGAGGTCTGATACATGGCAACACCTCCGAAGCGTGGTCGTGGCAGACCGCCGCTGACCGAAGCCGAAAAGAAAAAGCGTGAGAAGCGGGCGCAAAAGGCGAAAGAAGAAGCCGCCGCGAAGCGCGAGAAAGAGCGAGAGAAGAAGAAACAACAGATGCTTAACAAGCGGAAATCTATCCGCTCACAGGTGAGTAAAAAGGTGAAAGAACAACAGGAGTTAGCAATCACGAGGTCTAAAATGCTGAATACGGGCGATTTGCAGTCGAGAATCGGTGACGAAGAAGACAAGAAAGTCATCGGCATGATTGCAGCCAAGTATTTTGGCGATCTTCCGAGCGTGGACATGAACAATCCGATTGAAGTACAGCAACGTCTTGACTTCTTCTTTGATGCTTGCATCGAAGCCAGAATCTCCCCTGTGGTGGAATGGATTGCACTGGTGTTGGGCATCGAATGGGTGAGCCTGAAGCAGATTATGGCGGGCAAGCGCCGTGACGACAGCTTGCAGCAGAAGTACATCCTAAAGCTGATTCTGCAAATGCAGTCCATGTGGGCGTACAACGGTATGTACGGTCAGGAGAACCCGGCAGAGTGGATTTTCCGAGCCAAGAACTACTTTGGTATGCGTGACAACGTAGAAGTCACCGTTGCACCGCCTGAACAGCCGTTGGGTGATGCCCAGAGCGCAGAGCAATTGGCTCAGAAGTACCAGACGGCTTTGCCTAAGGGGATTGACGTGGAGTACAGAGAGGTAAAAGAGGAATGAACGGATTTCTTTTTACGGAAGACGGAAAACTTGTATGCGAACTCACCAAAATATCCTTTGAGCCTTACAAAGACAAACGAATAATCAAAGTCCGATGTACGGTTTGTGGACGTATCAAAAGAATCCAAAAATGGAAGTTCGATTTTGCGGAAGGTTCGTCAAAATACAAATGGCTTAAGTGCAACTGTTATGGCGATTACGCGACGGAGCATGTAATAGTGAAATGAGTAGCAAAGCGTTACGGCAGATGTATAAAGAACATCACATCTGCATCCATTGCGGTCAGAACGATGCAATGCCGGGCAGAGTATCATGTGCAGAGTGTTTGTCAAAAGACCTCGAAAGGCACACGCAAGCATACGAAAGTCTTTCGGGTGAAACGAAAGCTGCGTATCTGCAAAAACGCAATGAGCGACAACGTGAAAAGCGCAAAAGGCTGGCCGCGAAAGGAATTTGCACCATTTGCCTGAAACGTCCGATGTCAAAAGGCTATCGTTCTTGCATTGAGTGCCGAACAAAGGATGCTCAAAAGAGAGCGAGAAACAGCAAGGAATACAGAAGGACATCTGGCACTTGTGCCTATTGCGATGAACCGCCAATTCCCGGCAAGCGTTGCTGTCCGAAGCACTATGCAAGCCGCATTGTTGGCATCACAAAATGTAGGCAGTCAGAGGGCTTTCGGCTGTCACAAATCGAACAAAAAAAGCGAATAAGCGTCTTTTGGAGAGAAATGGAATGGGAAAGAAACCAAAGAATGAAACAGCCAAAATGGATACACCCATGACCCCGTTAATTGACTTCTCCGACCCATGCCTACGCACATTCCTGCCTGTCCTCTTGCAAGACCACACGACAGGAAAGAACATCATCTGGGAGACAGACCCTCCGCCGGAGCTTGGCGTTGGCTTTTCGGATGAAATCACACTGGAACAGTTGGACAAGGTTCAGCTTGTCCCTCGTGTGCAGAAACGGTTGGCAGACCAGAAGAGGCGAACCAGCAAGAAAGCAGAGGTGTTCACGCCGACTTTGGTTTGCAAGAAGATGGCAGAAGTTGCCGAAAACGACCTGAAGGGCGAGGATTGGAAGGAGTACATCAACAAGACTTGCCTTGAAGTTACCTGTGGAGAAGCACCGTTCTTGACAAGCCGATACGACACCACAACAGGGCAGATGATTGCCGTGCCGGACAGAATAGGTCTTCTGGATAGAAAGCTGAATGTTTTGGCAGAGCAGTTCCATGACTACGATATGTGGATGTGCTGGGCAATCAATGCCTACGCATCAACATACGGCTATGAGTGGCAGGGAGACAATCTTTTGCTAGCACGGTGCAATCTGTTCCTGACACTGATCGAGAATTTTAGGTATCGGTTTGATGCTGAAAAGCTAGAAATCGGTTTCATGCCAATTTTTCTTGACTGCATCGCAGACATCATCTCATGGAACGTCTGGCAGATGGATGGACTGAAAAAGACCGTACCCGGCACGGACATTCCGTGCAAAATCAAAGACTGGAAAGCTGACAAGGAAATCCTATTTAAGGATGTTGGGGAGGATGAATGAAATGAGAACAAACGGACAACTTTGCAAATGTGACAGATGCGGAATGACGCATTTTGTAAAACTTTTGAAAACTGGCGATACGGACGGCGGATTTAGTCACTGGGAAAAATTCGAAGAGGCAGCCGGATGGGGAAATGTTGACGGAATGCTTGTTTGCCCTTACTGCTACAACCAATATAAGTATTTACTCCGTCAGTATAAATCACAAAAAATCACGCATTTTTCTTTTGAGTGTTGCGGAAATTGCAATGAATGTCAGAAGGAAAATTGCGTAAACAGGTTGGATGGGGAGGATAACTAATGCAAACTGACAGAGGAATCTACCATAAGCGAGTATGTGACCGATGCGGAGCGGTTCTGAGCGGCAGGATGATGGACCCTGACGAATACTTCAAGGACTGGGCTTGGCGCAGGGATACAGGCGACCTTTGCCCGAAGTGCTATGCAGAGTATAAGCGAGTGATCGGGCAGTTCAACAGAGGAAAGAGAGGACAGCGATAATGGACATTTACTGCACCACCGAACACTGCTCTTGCATGGGTATCAAGCAGTTCTCTGCTGGCAAGGCTATCCGATGCACAGCAGAATCCTGCAAAAACAAGTCTGAGCCGTCCTGTGGCTCTTGCAAATGGTACACAGAGCCGGAGGGCGTGTGCGTGAACGACCAGTCAGAACACGTTGCAGACTTTGTGTGGGACGAACGTGGATGCAAGGAATGGGAGAAGAAAGATGAGTTATGATATTTCGCTGTGCGACCCTGTAACGCATGAAACGCTTGAAGTGGATGATACACACTTTGTTGCTGGTGGCACTCGTTCCATTGGAGGAACAAAGGAACTGTGGCTTAATATCACCTATAATTATGGAAAGTACTTTCGTCGTGATGATGCGTTGGGTAGCAAGGGCATCCGCTCCATCTATGGCAAAACAGGAGCAGAAAGCATCCCGATGCTTGAAAAGGCTATTTCTGCATTAGGTGATGATGTGGACGATAGCAACTACTGGCACGCCACAGAGGGTAACGCCAAACGTGCCTTGTACGGTTTGCTGGCGTTTGCAAAGATGCGTCCTGACGGTGTGTGGGACGGAGATTGAAAGGAGAAAAGCCGATGGAGGTCAGACCGATTGATGCTAACGCATTGAAGCGATACTTTTCCGATGAACAAATGAAGTGTGTTAGCGTGGATGAATTGGATTACACGCTCAATGCCTTGACGTATGATATGCTTGAAAGCGTAATCAAAGCTATTGATAACGCACCGACTATCGAGGTAAAAGGCAATGGCTAATACACTTTGGCATCCGGCAAGCGAACCGCCACGAGAGCGAACGCAGTCTTTGTTGCTTGCGGCTAAGACAACGTGGCGTGATAAAGATGGAAAATTATTGCAAGGAATCTCGCCGACATCGTACTTTCTTGGCTGTTACACAGACGGTCAGTTCTGGGATGAAATAGGCGAGAGACTGCCGAAAGATGTAACGGTGACGCATTGGATGGCGTTTCCGATGGTGTAGGAGGACAATATGAGTGAAAGCAAAGTGATTTGGCGCTCCATTGAAAAAGAAGGGCTTCCACCTGACGATTGCGATGCGGTGCTTGTTTCTATGCAAACCCTTAAAACCCTTATTGGAGACAACCCAGAAGTATTTGAGGTGGTTTGGAAGGGTCGATGCTGGACTGATACCTACGAAGGCTACTACAATTTCGAGAAAAGCGAGTTTGGCGAAAAGTACGCACAAGTGACGCACTGGGCAAATATGCCAGAACCACCAAAGGGTGGCTTGAGTATGACGAACAAGAAGTTTGGCATCATCATTATGGACTTGAGCCTTTTCGACTTTGGGCCGAAGCCACCTTGCGGGTACATCAAGGCAAAACATATCCGCCCAGCATACGGCAAAGGCACAAGGCCTGTCAAGGCGCATAAGAGAATCACGAGAACGAGAGAGGGATTTAGAAAGTGAAAAAACTTAAATTTCCTGAAGATTTCTTTTCGTACGACAACCCAGACTGTCCCGACAAGGACATTGAAAAAGCCGTGAACAGGATGAAGAACTGGATGAAAGGCGAGACCTACAAGAGCAACCCTTGGTTCTTTATGGCTCCTAGCAACTATCTGATTATCGGTCTGATCGCTGAGGATGGGCAGAAAACAATCTACGTTGCACGGCAGTATTATGAGATAGTCAACATTCCGGGCGAAGGATGGCTGCGTGAACCTGACGCTGAGTGCCTGTTTTAATGGGGGATAGGTATGGACAAAAAACGAGACAGCTTTACATTTCAGCGATACTACTTTGAAGCCATCTCCACACTCAAAAGTAAAGAGAAATTGGAACTTTACGATGCAATCTGTGCATATGTTTTTGAAGAAAAAGACGCAACTTTGAACTCAAAAAAAGCAGAATCTTGTTTCATTTTGATTAAGCATCTGCTCGATGAAGAGCGTAAAAGAAGCGATATTGCGTCAAAAGGATGGTCTGCACGAAAGTCAGCTCATCCTCATGTCATAAATGAGATGAAGGTCAGCTCATCTATGAGTTCAAAGTCAGATGACAATGATCCAATTGTATCAACTGACAGTCAGATGAACGTCAAAACTTTGCCGGAGAGTGCAGTCAAGAAGAAACCTGACATCTTCTCCGACTTTGCTCATGGCGATAAAGCCCTGTTGGAATCCCTACGAGAGTTCGCACAGATGCGTACAAGAATCAAAAAGCCTATGACAGACCGGGCGAAACAGATGCTCTGCAACAAGCTGGAAAAGTTTGATCGGCATGACTGGAAAGCCATTCTCGACCAGAGCATCTATGCTGGATGGCAGGACATTTACGCATTAAAACAGGATGACCAGTACGAGCAAAGTACGGAGATGGAGTTTCCTAGACTATGACAATGGACGTTCAAACGGTATTTATCGGTGCGCTGATGCTCTGCAAGCCGGGCGTTGTGGATGAAATCATACCAGACCTTGAACTTGACTTGTTCAGACCTGAGCTGAGAGACGCTTTTGCGGCTGTTCAGGGCTATTGGACGGCTAGGGGTAAGATAGATATAGTCGAGATAAACACGCAGCATCCAGACGTAGCGCAGACGCTCTTGGCGTGTGTACAAACCTGTGAATCAGAGTGTGTACGAATTGACAGGGAGCAGATGCAACGTTGGGCACAGCTTATCAGAGAACAAGCTGCACTCACTCGTGTGCAAGGTCTGGCATTTCAGATGACCAGCGAGCTCACTGACTATTCTGATCTATCAGACATCTACCAGCAGATGGGCGAGGCGATGAGCCTGAAAGCTGAAGAAGAAGATGCGTGGACATACGAGGATGTGTTGAACGACTATGTGCTTCACATGGACGAGAAGCCTGTGTATATCAAGACAGGCCTAGAGCGTCTGGATGAAGCGCTGCACATCTCACCGGGCGATTTCATTATCATCGGCGGCAGACCGTCTGCGGGCAAGACAGCCCTGTCCTTGCAAATAGCAGCAAGCATGGCAAAGCAGGACTACACCGTGTACTATTTCAGCCTAGAAACCAGCAAACGCAAGTTGGGCGCACGTCTGATGGCTAATCAAATATACTGCCCTCTGGACACGGTGAAAAATAAGGCGGTCAGCTTGAATGAGATTGACGGACAGGCAAAAAACATGAAGATGCCATTATATATCCGCTCCGCTGCCGGAAAGAACGTGGCGTGGATGAAGGCTCAGGCTCTCCGTAAAAAGGCTCAGATCATCTTCGTAGACTATCTTCAACTCATCCACGAAACAGGCGCAAAGGACAGATATGCCGCCATTACGGCCATATCCATTGCCTTACACGAACTGGCGCAGACCACAGGCATTGTCGTGGTGGCACTGGCACAGCTCAATCGAAACCCATCCAAGCCCGGAGCAACGCCTACTAACTCCGACTTGCGAGAGAGCGGACAGATTGAACAGGACGCAGATGCAATCATTCTTCTGTCCGGCGACAACCCCGACAAGTATCTGTTCCGGCTAAGCAAGAACAAGGAAGGCGAGATAGGCGACCTTCCCATCACGTTTAACAAGCAGATTCAACGGTTCCAAGAGTACACTTGGATGGATTGAAAGGAGAAGCACTGTGACTAGAAAGCGTTTTAAGAAATTGATGATGGCGCATGGATGGTCTGCCAGAAAGGCCGAAAAAGAATCCCGGTGGGCTATCCAGTGGTGGCAAGCCAAAATTGTAAAACAGCCGGATGATGAATGGAAGCCACTCGGCGCTTATATTAGCGAGTATCTAAAAGACTATTATCGGGTGAATGGCTCTTACAATGCACTCTATTACATTCAAACCCAATTATAAAATCACATGGGCTGTCAGCAATGGTAGCCTTTTGCATATACGCACACAGAAGCCCTACAAACGCTTTTAGCGTCAGACGGCAAACTTATCGGTCAAATACAGAAAGCGGCTCTGGCACGGCTCTACGTGGCTGTGAGAGCATTGTAGAAGTATACGACTATTGCAGGAGAAGAAAATGGAATACATGACAGCCGATACAAAGGTCAATGGGTACATGGTCTACCCTCGATTCCTCTCGACTATTGGCGTTAGCCCAACGGAGAAAATTGTTTACATTTACCTGTTCAATCGTGCAAGGTCGTCACAGAGGGCAAGCAAAAGCGGAAAATTTGCTGACCAACTAGGGCGAGTATACATCGTGTATCCCATCAAAGACCTTGCTGCCGATACTGGATTCACGGAACGATGGGTCAAGAAGTCTTTGAAAGAGCTGGAAGAAGCCGGGTTGATCGAGCGCAAGCGTGAAGGAAAGAACAAGCCCGATAAAATATACGTCAAAGTGCCGGAAGAATCGTCAAAGAGCGAAAAGGGAGGGGAACAATCATTCACCTCTGAGGGGAACGATGCTTCACCTGTGAGGGGAACAATCATTCACCTCCTTAATATAGAAGAAAAGAAAAGAAAAAAAGTTATTAAGAAAGCGGGCGACCCGCCCGATGGGAACGCCACCGCGCCGGACTTCGAGGATGTGAGCGAGTATTTTTTGGATGCTGGATGTGAGAATAGGCTTGCCAGCAGGTTCATGAACTACTATGAGGGGACAGGCTGGATGACCAAGACCGGAAAGCCTATAACAAACTGGAAGGCCTTTGCTGATATGTGGATTGACAAGGAACAGGAGAAGCAGCAGTACAGTGAGCCAGAGTTCAATCGCCTGTAAAGGTTCTTTCCCCCTACAACCCTCTATCTCCAAAACTATACCGTTAGCCAGCAGAGCAGACCGTAGGCGAGAACTGGCGTGGGGTTCAGACTGGTTGATGGTCTACGACTATTTCACATGGAGAATTGACTTTATTTCGTAGTCGGCTGGATATGTAGAAATGTTGCATAACTGTATGAGCGGTTAACTGAAAGCTGAAAGCAACTGACCAGCCGGATAGTCTTATTTGATAGTTAAAAGTATTGAGGTATTGCCGAATAAGTAATCATAGTTTGTTTGTATGATATGATTGTAGTTGTCGGTAATTAAATAGGAGAAGAACGAACAGAATCGGATGGTACGACTATTCTAGTAGAATAATAGTTAAAAAGATTGAGTAATTGTCTGCGACTATTATAATAGGTACGATGATTAAAGATTTTGAGGTAATGTGATTTGGATTAAAATTGACAGGTGTCTTGACATCTATTGATTTTGGGGGTGTCGGACGACTTAGCGACTATCGCACCTCTCTTTTCTTAAAAGGCGAACGACTATTTCACACAAAAAACACACGACTATTTGATGATGGTTCGTAAGAAAACGCTACGACTATTACTTTGCGACTATCAGCGGACAGTTCGTTACTATACGATATATAGGACTTTCAAAAGCTAGTCGTCTGACGACTTTACGACTATTCCACGACTATTTTATTGGAGAAACTACGACTATTGGCTACGACTATTTCAGCTGGGACGCTACGACTATTGCTGACCTCTATTAGCTATCGGGCGAAAGCCCGAAAAGAGATACGGCGAGAGCCGCCAATGGTTCCGCGCCGCCCGCCGCGTCCCTGCTACTGGACTGCCTTGCCGGGTGGAGGGTGCCAGCGGTGCGCCCTAACTGCTGACCGGTGCCAGACCTCCAGCCGCCGGGCGTGGGAAGTATCGAGACCCCGCCGGGCTGGCATGAATCCATAACAGGGGCGCACCGTTGCACCCTTATATACATTATTATAATAGGGCGGTTGTGCTGAGCTGCACAGCGTCCGGCGTGGCGCTGGTATCTCTTGTATCGGTGCAGGCCGTCCGGGTGCTGGCAGACGCTCCAACGTGTCGCAGGCGGTATTATAGCTGCTTGTGTCGGTCTGTTATCGTGGGCGGTTGAGTATGACAAATTACAGGAAAAGCCCGGCCATTGCTGACCGGGTTAAGAGTTTTATTAGTGCCATTCAATTAAGCGCTTTGTGCGTTTCAATCCTGCTAACGTATAATCCCCGCTGACATTATCCCACACACGGGAGCGGGCATTATAGGCGTACGGATAAAGCGTTGTCTGACTTGCGCTATTCCAATTTACTGCGTGATGTACTTTCCCGGTTTCGTCGTCCACATAAATGCTTAAGCCGTTTATTTCGTGTTCAGTATAAGTTTTCATGGTAACACCTTTCTTTCCGGGCTTTTACCCTTTTTTACAGTATAGCATATCACAGGCCCCAAAAACAGGACTTGCAGAAAGTTTTTTGCCCTTTTGGGCTGGGGCGGGGTTGCTTTACGGTGCAGCCCCGCTAAAGTATCCGATTTGCATTACTTGGACGCTTTAAACAGCGCGGAGAAAAACCAGAAGAAAAACAGGATACAGGACATAATCACAGCTTGCACCCCCCAACGGCCGCACATTTGAGCGCAGATGCAAGATAGCTATATTTTTTTGGTGCGTGGGCGCTGTCCGTGTAAACGTACCAATTGCGCACAGCGTCTTGGTTGACTGTGCAGCCATTGGCAGCCGTGAACGTTACAACGGCATCATGTGCGAGATTTGGCTCTATTTGTCTATACTCTTGCAGAATGCGCGGCACTGTGTTGTAACGGGACGTATAAGGTAGGCTGATGCCTGCAAAACGAATTTGCATAATCATGTTATAACCTCCCTTATACCACGCTAAAACGCTTGTATGTGGTCTTGCTGCTGCACTCTGCGTATATATCCGGGTGCAGCGTCTTGAGCAGCTTACTGTCGAGCCGGACGCTCTGCACGTCCTTATACATCACTTTGCAAGCTCCCGCCATAACCTCCGGCGCTCCCCGCATCATAGCAATAATTTCATCTCGCAGGCTGTCCCGCATCTGCTCCGCTTGCTCTGCCAGCCGCTTATACTCTCGATACTCGTTGCATTTTTGCTCTAAGTCTGTCATTTTTTAGCCCTCCTTAAAATATGTAACATCTTCAACCAAAATTCCGGCATCCCGTAGCAGAAAAGAAAAATGGTCGGAACTGTAGCGCGTCCAATCTTCACCAATAGAAACTGTGGTGTTTTGAGCCATGAACGGCGTTTTGAGCTTGTCCAACTGTTCAAAGATAAAAGAAATCGTTTTGCGCGCTTTGGTTATAAATTCGCTGTCATTCGGTTCGTGTTCTTTCGTCCATGTCAGTTCTTGCACCCAAAAAGCAAGGGCATCCAGTTTTTTATACTGTTCATGAGTAATTACAAGTGTCATTTTTTCGCCCTCCCTCAGCTGTTAAGAAATGCAATCATAACGAGTGCGCCGGATATCATGCCGCCCACGTACCAGAGGACGGCCCACTGGGTAAAGTCTAAAGTAATCATTTCACTGCGCCTCCGTATTTTTGCCGTTTGGGTTAATCCAATCGTTCTTGATATCGTACCGCTTGCAGTAGCGATAAAGGTTAATCAGCTGCACAAAGTCGCCAGCGCTTATATATGCCTCGTTGTCCGGTGCATCAAGCGAACAAATAAGGGTCGTTCCATTGTCCTCCCGTTGTACAAGTTCCAATGTTCTGCCGTTGTTCACTTCAAAAACAAGCTTGTTCATATTTATACCCTCCATTAAAACCAGTAAAGCAAGCACATATCTGTGCCCGGCTTGGTGACCTCCCGGATGCAAGGATACAAGCCGTAACTGTCAATTTGCAAGCCGTATTCTGCAAGTTCTTTGTTGAGCTTTACACGCCGTTTTGCAAGCTGAGCCTGTCGGTTTTTGAGCCACGCGGAGTTATAATAGCGGCTGTCGTTGTCAAGCTCCCACGCTCTTGCATCTGCAAGCGCCCAACGCTGCACGCTGTCAAGAAGCTTTCTTGCTTTTTCGTATGCCTCAGTGAGTACGCGGTCAGCGGCTTTATCTGCGGCGGTTGTCAGCGCGTCAAGCGTGGCAAGGTCAAACGCGGCGCGGGCTCTGTTGTACCATACACACGCGCGATGGCTGCGGCCTTCGTAGTCTCCCGGAATGGGGCGGGCGGTGTATTCGATCTCTTTATTGTTCATCATGGTTTTTTGTCCTCCTGTTTTGTGGTGGTGTTTGGTAGGTGTTACGCTTTCTTGCGTCTGATTATATTATACGCTTTCTTGCGTAAATGTCAATAGGTATTTACGTTTTTTTGCGTATTTATTTTTTAGGTTTTGGCACGTCCGTTTCTGCACAGTTTCGGACACAATGCGCAGGCAGTCCAGCGCCCGCGCCCTGTCCGATCGTCCCGGCGCGGCCTGTCTGGTATCGAGTGCAGACCGGTGTAGCGTGTCCAGCATCCGGGCGTGTGTCGTGTTTTGCATGGCCTGCCTTGCATTTGGCACGGCCTGCGCTGCTGCCTGTGATGTGCAGTCCGTCCGGGTGCGCTGGGGCTGGGGCTTCCACCGGCGGGGTATATAGCCGCCGCCCAGCCCAGACCGGTGAGTAGCGCGAAAAATTTCCAAAATAAAAAAGGCGTTTTCCCTGCATACCCACCCCCTCTTTTCTGCGCAAAACACCCCGCCCCCATTGCCAATCTCAAAAATTCCGCCGCAAAAACAAAAAGACCCCTACAAAGGGCCTGCGTTCTGTGCTATACTTGCCTTACAAGCCTTGAAAGGGAGGAATCTACAATGGCTAAAAGTAAAATGACAACGTGCAAGCACTGTGGCGCAGAGATTGCCGCAAGTGCGAAGGTCTGCCCTCATTGTGGCGGTAAGAACAAGCCGCCCATCTACAAGCGCTGGTGGTTCATCGCCATCATTGTTTTGATTGTCTTGTCTGCTATTGGTGGCTCTAGCAGCAGTTCTGACGGCTCTGCAAGCAGCAGCACCACTAAGGCAAGTGCATCCACCGCTTCTTCTGTTGCGTCTGTGCCGGAAATCAGCGAAGAGGATTACAAGACCGAGTGCCAGACTGTGGACTATAAGGAGCTGTGCCGTTATCCTGAAAAGTATGAGGGCACCAAGATTGTAGTTAAGGTAAAGGTTTCGCAGATTATTGACGCAAACTTCTCCGGCAGCGAGAAAGCGTGGAGAACATACACGGACAACAGTGGATACGGATTATATGCCGATGACGAGTATTATATGCTGGATAAGCGTGGTGGCGATGCTGTGAAGATTCTGGAAGATGATATTATCACCGTTTATGGTGAGTTCACCGGGCTTGAAAAAATCACCAGAGCGTTGACCAGCACCACCGATGAACTGCCCCGCATCGAAGTCAAGTACGCAGACCTTGTGGATGAATAAGGAGAATATAATGGAAAACAAAACGCCTAAGAGCGATTTGATTCCTTGCGAACACTGCGGCCACATGATTTCAAAAACGGCTAAGACCTGTCCTGAATGTGGCGGCAAAAACAGAAAATATATAAGTGCTGGCAAAGTTGTGCTTATAGTTGTCATGCTTATTATCTTCGCCTACCTTGAATTTATGCTTTCCGCTTCGTTCGCAGCGGGTTAATCTAAACAAAAAAGCCAGCGGCTAGATGTTCTCTAACCACTGGCTTTTCTTATGGGCTATTTACGATTTAAGTGTTGGAAACATGATAGGAGCGCTGACTTCTTCCTTTTCACTGAGAATGTCGAGCAAACAATCATTGTATCCCATTGAATAGCTGTCCTCGCAAAAATGTTGTACGGACGTTGCTAGTGCTACACTTACAACTTCTCTTGACCGCTTATCCTCTGGCATGATGATTTCTAATGCCTGATTAAGGATTTCATGGCTTTTTTCTAAAACGGCTTTGTGCTCTTCATTCTCAGCTTGTAGCCGAAACATTTCTTCCGAGTAGTCCATCAGCACGTCTCCATTCTAATCTGCTCACCGACAGGCAGATAGCCCGCTTCTTTGAGCTTGCTGTAAATGAACTTCTGACCGGCTCTTGTCCAGCGAGTGACCTCTTTTGTCTTGCCGTTCGGCAACTCGATCGGATGCCCAACAACGTATCCGTTGCCAAGATACTTCTGGTAAGGAATCCACTGCTTGTTTACAGTATGTTGGATGCCAAGCCCTCTAAGAATCTGGTTTAGCTTTCGTGCGCTCATGCCGTAGTTCATGGCAATCTGCGTGGTAGTTAGGCTTTCATCGGAGAGCAGCATCGCCTTTGCGTAGTCGGAATCAGGCTTCATCTTGGCGTTTTCCGCTTGCAGAGCCTTTACTTTCTTACGCTCCGTGTCGATAACACTGTTGGCAGCAATCAGAGCACGGCTCAACAGCATCTCTGTGGATTCAGGTTCGGGATTGGTGAGTTTCTGCTCCATCTGATTGAAAGCATCAATGTACTTGAGTTTCCATTCAAGGGCTTCCTTGCCGGTGAAACCCATAGCAAGCAGTGTAAAGCCGTCACGGTTCATCAGATACATGGGGTAGCTCTGGCCGTTCTGCTCATGGACGTACTCGGTCTTGTAGAACATGGGGGTCTGCCCAATTTTCGGCATACCCTTCAAAATGCTCTCGATAGCGTCTAAAACGTGTCGATGGGCTTTTCCAAAGTTCTCCGCTACTTCGCGGCTGGACACGACAACCTGTCCGTTTTCACTGATAAGATTGATAGCGTATTTAACCTTTTGTTCCATAAAAACTCCTATGGTTCTTGCGGAACAAGCCAATTCCTGCTATAATAAGGCTGGAACAGCTTGTTCCAGTGGTTTTGATGATACGTTCGCTGTGGTCGGCAAACTTTAGCGAGCGTATCATTTTTCGTTTTCATCGGGCATGGGGTACTTCTCAAGGTAGGCGTCGCGGACGGCCTGTGACAGCGATACGCGGCACTTCTTGCAGTGCTCCACCAGCAACTCATACTGACGATCAGTGAAGCCAACGGCTACCTGATGGCGGTATGCTTCAATGTAGGGGCTTCTTGCCATGTTCTTATCTCCTTTCTTTGAGGTGCATTAAATGTAATCGCAAAATGTAGTAAAGTCAAGCGGAAATAGACCCACGAAACACTACATTTAGTGTTCGTTCATCTTGACAAACCACTTTCTACGTTTTGCACAAAACTCAGCCCTTATTTTTGGTCGCTCCCGCTTCGTACCCTGCCCGGTAGTTCAGTTCGGACAGCTTACCCAGCGCTTCTGCGTACTCCCTGTCCTCGCTGGTTGGCTCTTTGCCGTGGGCGATGGTTTTTAGAAATTCTTCGGTTGTCGTGGGAAAATTCATGTTTTTTGCTCCTTTCTATTGCAGAAGCGGTCTGCTTCTGCTATAATAATTGACAGAAACCGAGACTGCGCCCTTGGTTGCGCAGCTTCTGTTTTGTGGTGGAATAGGTCATCGGTGCAACCTTGGTCGGTGGTGCTGATGGCCTATTTTTTTATGCCACAAAGGATAAATCTACCGTTGCTGGCTGATTCATCGTGCGTTCTGCTGTCTTAGATTATAGACGCTTGGTATATAGTTGTCAACAGCCCAATTTGTATAATTTGCATCAGATATATCTGAATTTGTGTCACAGATGTGTGATATTTGATAGCGGTTCGCTCCCAGAATGTAAATAAATAAGTTTACAAACAGATTTTTCACATTACAAATTATCGCTCTTTTTATAAAATATATACATTCTGTAAATATAATTCGGTCACATAAGTGAGACCTCAGAAATATCTGGACTTGGTGATAGCAAAATTGAGAAAACTCTTGACAATTTACGCTAGAAAGCGTATACTGGCATTAAAGAAAGAGAGGAACGAAAAATGGCTGCAACGAATAACAAGGTGAACTCAAGCGAAATCCTTCGTGATATAATGAAGAATCAGCATAAAACATACGAATATCTCCGGGAAAAGCTTGACTACAAAACCATTTCCAGCGCATCTTCTCGTGTCCTCGCTGATGATATGAAATTATCTACAATGGTTCAAATTCTTGAGGTTTTCGGGTACAGACTGGTCGTAGAACCTGCGAATGGGAAACTCACTCGTGCTGGCTGCTATGAAGTAGTAGAGGAAAAGGACGGTGAACCTGAATGATTTACGGTTACGCTCGTGTCAGTTCCGCTGGTCAGGCGATTGACGGTAACAGTCTTGAAGCCCAGTCGGAACTTTTGAAAGCTAACGGCGCACAGAAAATCTTTTCGGATGTTTACACCGGCACGAAGCTGCATCGCCCCGAATTGGACAAGCTGATGGCTGAAATCCAGCCGGGAGATACGCTGATCGTGGCGAAGCTTGACCGTATTGCTCGTTCCGTGAAGGGTGGCATTGAAATTATTGACAGCTTGCTTGCAAAAGACGTGTCCGTGAACATTCTGAATATGGGGTTGATGAACAATACATCGACCGGAAAACTGATTCGCAACGTTATGCTTGCCTTTGCAGAGTTTGAGCGTGACATGATTGTTGAGCGTACCAAAGAGGGAAAGAATATTGCCAGTCAGCGCCCCGATTACAAGGAAGGACGCAAACCCACGGAGTATGACCGCAACCTCTTTGATGTTCTCCACGAACAGGTGGAGAAGCGTATTCTCACGGTCACGGACGCTGCCAAACAGCTTGGTGTGACCCGCCAGACATGGTATCGGATTGCTGAACAGAGAAAGGCTGGATAATATGCAGGGAGAAGAACTGATTGTTAAGAATGGTAGCATCACGCTGCGGTCTATGCTTGACTTTGGTGGATTCCTTGAAATTAAGAGGTTCTTGGAAGCCTGTCATTCGGAAAACTGTACCGTGACCTTTGCTAACGAGGAAATTGTCATTTTCCCGAATGAATACGATGCCGCTAAAGATGCTCTCGTCTTTATTTACGGTACACTGGCAGAAAGACACAGTATTATCGAAAAGTATCTTCGCTATAAGCTGATGCTAAGAGATGAACAACCAAAACCTACTTTACATAGTCAGAGAAAGGAATAAAACATGAAACCCGTAAAATTGTCAGAACAGAGTTTGAAACTCATTGAAACGCTGTGTGATTACACTGACAAGCCCGATATTCTCAACGCTGTTTCGGACGCTTTGTATTACGATGCGGACGAGCTGAAACGAAGGCTTAACCAGCTTGCAGAAGAAGTTAAATAAACCATACATTCCGTCCGTTAAAATGAATTTTGGCAAATAATTTTCCAAAACAGCATTATAAAACCGAATATTTAATTTTTGTGCAGTTGTAGGCACTCTTTACATTTTCAGGTAGGGGGTGCCTATTTTTTTATGCAACCAAAGCAGTGTATCGCCATCATTGACAGCATCAAAGCGTATGCAAAGCAGAATCCGACCGAAGCACAGGTCTACGAGGACTGGTTTCAGGCGGTGGTGAACCTGAGAGATGCCCTGTCGCAAGACAAGCGGTTCGATGCCTACAAATACTCTGGTGAGTTACGCTCAGTCTGCGCAGCCATGATGGGTAAGATGAAAACAGGCGAGGACGTGGCGAAGGTCTATGACATTATCGGCCGGACGTACCTGTTTGAAGCAAAGGATGTGTTCGACAGCTATTGTATCTACCTTGAATGGAACCGTGCGCCGGAGAAGAAGTTCTATCAGCCGCGCAGAAAGGTACTTCTGACGCTGGTTCGTGACCTAGAGGACTTGTTTTTCCATCGTGTAGAATTTCTGGGAGTAAGCCAACCTCCGAGAACTGGAAAAAGTACGCTCTGTATATTTTTTATCACATGGCTGATGGGCAACCGCCCTGACGTTGCATCGGTTATGAGCGGACACTCTGACAAGTTGACAAATGGCTTCTACGGCGAAGTGCTTTCTATCATCACTGACCCCGTGACCTATAACTGGGGCAAAATTTTTCCTGACGTTCAGCTTGTGGACAAGAGCGCAAAGGACGAAAGCGTTGACCTGAATCGAAAGAAGCGCTTTCCAACCCTGACTTGTCGTTCCATCGGCGGCACGCTGACTGGTGCTGTTGAAATTGGCGAGGGCGGCGTTCTGTACAGCGATGACTTGATCGAGGACTTGGAGGAAAGCCTAAACGTTGAGCGTCTGAACAACAAGTATGATGCCTATCTGAACCAGCTGAAAGACCGTAAAAAGCAAGGCGCATTGGAACTGATGGTTGGTACACGTTGGAATGTGCTTGACCCTCTGGGTCGCATCCAGAACCAGTATGCAGACAACCCGAAGTACCGATTCCGGGTGATTCCTGCGGTGGACGAGAACGGACACAGCAACTTCAATTATGACTATGGCGTGGGCTTTGACGATGCCTACTATGCCGATATGAAAGCCAGCATTGACGATGCGACATGGTGGGCAAAGTACATGGGAAAGCCCTATGTGCGTGAAGGTCTGCTGTTCCCTGCTGATGAACTGCGGTATTTCAACGGCGTTCTGCCTGATGGCGAGCCTGATCGCAAGCTTATGGTAATGGATATTGCATGGGGCGGCGGCGACTTCACCGCCTGTCCTATCGCTTATGTGTACGGAGATGCTGTGTTCATCCCAGACCTTGTGTTCAATAACGGCGATAAGACCGTGACAAGACCGGAAGTCGTGGGCAAAATCATCCAGCACAAAATCAATGTGGTGCGCGGCGAAGCCAACAACGGCGGTGACGAATACTGTGACGTGGTAGACAGCCAGCTTCGGCAGCAGGGTTATCACTGCTCTGTTCGCAGCCAACGTGCGCCAAGTGGTCAAAGCAAGCTGTCCAGAATCATCCAGTATGCGCCGGACATCAAGCGGTTCTACTTCCTTGATGAAAAGCACCAGTCGAAAGAGTACAAGGCATTCATGGAACAGGTGACAATGTTCACGCAGCTTGGCAAAGTTCCGCACGATGATGCACCGGATAGTCTGGCACAGCTTGCCGATGAATTGTATAACGGAATCAGTAAAATTGAGCCTGTCAAGAGGCCTTTTTGATTAAAAACACAATATATTGTGTTCGCTGGGTCTATTTATTTGATTTCACCACTTGACAAGGCTTATAATGTACGCAGGAAGATTTGCAGCTTCCTCTAAGGAATAGCCCAGCGCAGCAAGGTTTTTTCATTTTTACTTGCTTGGGCGTCAATAGGCATATTCCTCCTTTCACCGGTGGAGGTTTTCTCACTCTTTTGCCTTCACCGGGCTTTATATGTTGCGTTTCCAATTGTAAGGGGAATGCCAGACTGTCTCCCCCACGGCTGGCAAGCAACGGTTCGATTCCGTTACGCAGCACAACCATCTTCTTTGCTTGGCTTTCTATTCTCTGAATCCTCCACCGCTACTCCCGGCTCTCGATGCAATGGTTAGGCATGACATTGCAAAGAGCAGCGGTTAACCAATCAAGCCGGGCTTTTATGTTGCATTAGCTCAGTATGGCTAGAGCATCCGGCTCATAACCGGACATACATTGGTTCAAATCCATTATGCAGCACCAAAATTGCAGCTTACCCGTTTACGTCTGTCCAACAACTGAATGTAAAGGCTGCAATGGTTTTCTTCGGGCGAAGAATAGCACGGCTGGAAGTGCGAACAGTTTCCCAGTAGCTTCTGACAGGTCTGTGCTCAACAGCCTGTTTCCAGAAATCCAACGAAAGGAGCGCTCATGCTAGTTAGAATCTGTTGCCCTTGTATCAGGCAAAACCCAATCTATAAGAACGTCCGCTGCAACCGCTATCTTGGCGAAGTGGATGGACGATATCATTTCAAGTGCGACAGATGCAAGGGTGTTATTGAAGGAGACACAAGGGAAGGATGGGTAAAAATCATCCATCCACCGGAAAAGTAAATAGCTTTTGAAGCGCAGTTTTGGCGCAGTGAGATAGACCTTAATAGGTTTGTCTTGCTGCGCTTTTTTATTTTGCCAGAAAGGAGGAACGCATGGCTGAATATCAGATAGTCGTTGACGGCTTTTTGAATAATCCACTGACCGGACGTAGACCAATTGAAACACCGGAGACGGAAATCAATCGATCGAACGTGCTGAAAGTGGTTATGGGCAAGGCGGAGTCTATTCATCTGCTGAACAAGAACGAGATTCGCTTTCTGCACAACTACTACTTGGGTAGCCAGCCTGTCCTCCATCGCACGAAGGAGTACCACGCTGAAATCACAAATCGCATTGTAGAGAACCACGCAAACGAGTGCGTTGGCTTCTACACCGGCTACATGAGCGGCACTCCCTGCTCTTATGTGCGGTCTGAAACGGCAACAGGTGACGGTGAGGAAATCGCCCGCCTGTCCAACGCCTTGCAGTATGAGGGCAAGGATTCGCTTGATCGGCGGCTCTGGCAGTGGATGTTGGAGTGCGGACAGGGATACCGCATTGTTCTCCCTGACAAGGGGTACAACGGTAACTACCCGGACGAAACGCCCCTGCTGGTGGACGTTCCCGACCCGGATATGGCGTATGTGATTTACAACTCCGGCATCGGGCACAAACCCATTGCCAACGTGCTGCACATTCCACGCAATTATCAAAATGACCTAAACGACCTGATTTGCGTGTATACACCAAACCAGTACTTTGAAATCGACAACGGTAAGGTTACGAAATCGGAGAACCATTCTCTCGGAATGCTGCCGATGGTCGAATACAAGCTGAACCCGGAGCGGATGGGTTCGTTTGAACCGGCTATCCCTGTGTTGGATGCCATCAACGACCTTGAAAGCAACCGTTTGGACGGTGTGGCGCAGTTTATTCAGTCCATCATGGTGTTTACCAACTGCCTTGTGGATGATAACGCACTGAAACAAGTCAAAGAACTTGGGGCAATGTGCTTGAAATCTACAACCAGCTTGCCCGCTTCTGTTTCTCAGATTGCAAATGAGCTTGACCAGCAGCAGAGCCAGACCCTGCTTGATTCCATGTTGAACGTGTACCGCAGTCTGACTGCCATGCCTAGTGCCACTGGTAGCGAGAATGCAACGTCCGATAACGTGGGAGCAGTCATCGTTCGCAACGGCTGGAATCACACCGAAGCGAGGGCGCAGCAGTACGAGAATATGTTCAAGTTCGCTGAACGCCAAAGCCTGTCTGTAATGCTGAAAATCCTGCGTGACACGGCTGGCTCTAAGCTGATGGCAAGCGACATCAACATCAAACTGCCACGCCGTCAGTACGATAACCAGCAGAGCAAAGTTCAGATTTTCGCACAGATGATTCAGCAGCCGATTGACCCGCAGCTGGCGTTCACCACGCCCGGTCTGTTCCCCGACCCGCAGGCTGCTTATGAAATGAGCAAGCCTTTCCTGATTGCTGCTGGAAAGCTGGGCGAGGATGGGAAAGCACCGAAGCCGCAAGAGCCACAGGCGAAATAATTTGTCGATGCCGACAAAACATCGACTGATGAACAGCCTGAGAATACTAACAAAGAAACAGAGGGCGAATAACCCTTTGCTATAAACACGGCAGGGAAGCCGGGATACAAATTTCGCAGCGTTGCAGGGAAGCAACGGTAAAAAAAACGTAGGAGGAAATTAACAATATGAAACTCAATGTGTTGCTTGGTGATGCCTACAAAGAGGGCATGACCGCCGATGAAATCATCTCTGCGCTTGAAAAGGTTGCAGACCCTAGCGCAGAGGTCGAGAAGCTGCGCAACGCCGTGACGAAAGCCAATGGCGAAGCTGCCGAGTACAAGAAGCAACTCAATGCAAAGCGTACTGATGACGAGAATACCGCACAGGAACAGGCTGACAAGCTGGCAGAGATGCAGAAGCAGATTGAAGCCCTTACTGCCGACAAGGAGAACCTTGTCAAGGAAAAGACCCTTGCATCTTACCGTGAGAAGTTTGTTGCACAGGGTTATGATTCTGAACTCGCCAACAAGGCTGCATCTGCACTAGCTGATGGTGACATGGACAAGGTGTTTAAGTTCCAGTCGGAGTTTATGACCGCCCACGACACCGCATACAAAGCTTCTCTGCTGAAGGATATGCCCACACCTCCGGGTGGGGATGGCAATGGTGACGGCGCAGATAGCGCAGGTGTTTCCTTTGCTAAACGCTTTGCGAAGGAGCGCGCGGACGCAAACAAGGCATCGAGTGACGCAATGACCGCTTTCCATTAAGGAGGAAAACATGAAGTATACCACTACTCCGGTATCGGCTCCTGAAAGCACTATTCTGGCTGCTGATACCTACGTTGCCATTCCCTTTACCGTCAAGGAGACCAATGCTGTTCCGGCTGGTTATCCTATGGCAAAGACTGGTCTGAAAGCTACTGCCACTACTGGCACTAGTGCTGCTGATGCAGCCACCGATGCCATTGGCATTCTGCTGCACACTGTTGACCCTGCCGTCAACCCCAATGGCGCACTGCTGATTCAGGGCGTTATTGATGTGGACAAGGCAAAGCTGTCTGGCTTTACCTATTCTGCAAACGATATTGCCGCTCTGAAAAAGGCTGTTCCCGCCGTTTTCTGCCGTACCGATGTTGGCGCAAAGAGCGAGTAAGGAGGACTAAATTATGGCACTGAATCTGAATGAAATCTTCTCCTCTGCTGCGATTGCCGCCTACTGGACGAATGACCCGACCAATGCGCAGCCCTATGCTTCTGATGCTCTGTTCCCCGCCCGTAAGAAGGTCAGCATGGAACTGAAGTGGCTGCGTGGTCACAAGGGCGTTGGCGTTTCGCTGAAGCCTAGCGTGTTCGACACTAAGGCTACGTTCCGTACTCGTCAGGGCATCAAGATGACCGAGACCAATATGCCGTTCTTCCGTGAGGGCACTCACATTGACGAGGAAGACCGCCGCAAGATTATCTCTGTTCTGGCTACCAATCAGGAGTTTGCGGCAGACGTTATTAATCGTGTCTACGATGATACCGCACAGCTTATTACCGGAGCTCGCATTGTGCCTGAGCGAATGGTGTGGCAGCTTCTGGCTCCTAAGACTGGCAAGCCCGGCATCTCCATCGAATCCAACGGCGTGAGTTACGTCTACGATTACGACCCTGATGGCACTTGGCAGCAGTCCAATTACAAGGCTCTGGCTACCAAGGAGAAATGGGATGCTCCTACTACTGCAACCCCCATCGCCACGATGACCACTGCCGCAAACACCGTGCTAGCAAACACTGGTGAGATTATCACCGATGCCTACATGAACACCAACACTTTCCACAAGATGATTGCTGCGGATGAAATCAAGAACCGGTTCCTGACGGTTATGAAGACCGCCACCGCCGTTCTTGTCGATTCTGAAGCACGTTCTGTTATCGAAAGTGCATCCGGCATCCGCATTCACCTGTATGACAAGATGTTCAAGCCGGAAGAGACCGCTGCTGCCGAGAAGTATTTGCCTGATGGCTATGTTGTGCTGGCTCCTTCTGGTTCTCTGGGCAATATGTACTATGTTGCCACCCCTGAGGAAGCCGACCTGATGGCTGGCATCTCCAACGCACATGTTTCCGTTGTGAACACAGGCGTTGCTGTTACCACCGAGCAGACCGTGCATCCTGTCAACACCAACATCTACGTCTCTGAAATCGTCCTGCCGTCCTTTGAGCGCATGGACGCTGTGTACTGCATCAAGGCTTACTAAGGCGAAAGGAGGAAAGCAGCATGGGAGACCAGTATTCCGAAGCGGCAGTCAAGCTGGGGCAGTACATCGCCCCTGCACTTAACCGTGAAATCACGGACGAGGACTACTCACTCTTCGACCTGCTGCTTGATTTCGCTAAAGACAAGATATTTGCGCAGGGCTACCCTTTCGGCAACAGACCGGACGAGTTACCCTCGCAGTATCAGTCGTTGCAGATACGCATTGCAGCGGAACTGTACAACCACATCGGCGCAAACGGACAGACGAGCTACACCAACAATGGCATTACTCGTGTGTGGGAAAGCTCTGATGTGGCGCAGTCCCTGTTGAATGAAGTGGTTCCGAGAGTAGGTGTTATCGGCTGATGTTCAATGGAAGCCCGCTGGATAAACGACCGTTGTGGTATTCAAACCCGGTTGGCGAGAAAACGCCTGTTGTGGACGAGTGGGGAAACGAGACTGGCGAATCCGCATACGAATCGTGGAGTGCCCCCGCAAAGCTGATGCTGAACGTCAGCCCCCCTACTGGTTCTGCGGAAGCAAACCCATTCGGCGCGTTCACGGATTACAACTACGTTGTCAGCTCGTCCAGCAAAAAGCGCAACACACCGCTTTATGAAGGTACGCACGTCTGGTTTCAGACGGACGTTTCAAAGCCATTCAATTACATTGTGGTCAAGGTTGCAGAGCATATTACCGACACGAAGTATGCGCTGAAAGAGGTGGCTGCAAGTGAAAATTAAAGTGAGGTTGAGCGATGCCGGACTTCGTGATGCGGAACGTCAGATACAGGAGTACAAGACCACCCTGAATAAAAAGGCGCAGGAGTTTGCAAAGGCGTTGGCTGACAAAGGGCTTGATGTGGCGAAAGTTCGCTTTGCGAACGCAGAATATGCTGGTAGCAACGATGTCTCTTGCCGTGTTGAACAAAACGGAAACACCTGCACCATCATTGCAGAGGGCAAGGCAGTTGCCTTTATCGAGTTCGGTACTGGCGCACATCACAACGGATATGGCGGTGAACTACCGCCCGGTGTCGGTGCGCATGGCTCCTACGGCAAAGGGCAAGGTGCAAACCGCAGATGGTACTACTACGGCGAATCTGGCAATGCTGGCACGCCTGTCAAACAGGTGGATGGCAAAGGCCAGTTGAATTACACTGACGGCAACGAGCCAGCTATGGCTATGTGGGGGGCTGTTGAGGAAATGGCTTCTCAGGTTGAAGCAACGTGGAGGGAGGTTTGGAATAGTTGATTGATTATTTCAATTCTATCTTCACGGTTGTTGCTAAGGAGCTGCGAAAGAAAGTTCCTGGCATCTTCGTTACTGGTGAAATCAATGACAGCAATGTCAAGAAGTTTCCGTGTGTGCAGATAGAGGAAAACAACAATCTTCCTGTGCACATTGATTCTGCTGGTCACAGCAAGTACGCTGCCGTTTCCCTGCGTGTGCGGGTCTACTCCAATAAGGACACCGGGCGCATTGCAGAAGCACGTTCCATCGTTGGCATCGTGGATTCCATTCTCGAACCAATGAAATTTTATCGCAAATCGTTTGCCCCGTTGAATGGGCTGTACAACAATTCCGTCTATCGGATTGATTGCAGCTATGGGGCAACAATCGGAGAGGACGGAATGATTTACCGAAACTAAGGAGGTAAACATTCTATGAGTACTGCTATCTCCGGTCTGAATACCACCCTGTATTGTGGCGACAGCGCAACCGCTCTGACGAAGCTGTGCGACATTAAGGATGTGCCCGACCTGATCTCTGAGCCGAACCTTCTGGATGCCACCACTCTGTCTGACCCTATGCAGGTCAATATCTTTGGCATCATCCAGAGCGATACCAAGTCCTTCACTGCCAACTACAACAAGGCTGACTATACAAAGGTCAAGGCGGCTGGCTACGATGAGACTTCCGAGAGCAACACCGTGAAGTATTACGCCCTGAAGATGCAGGACGGCTCCGGCTTCACTTGGCAGGGTATGCATCAGGTTGGTCTGTCCGGCTTTGGCGTGGACGAGGTTGTGGAAATGACCATCAACTGCATCTTCACCAAGAAGCCTGAGTTCAGCGAGACCCTGACTGTCACTGGCGGCTAAACCGCAAAAATCGAATCAATCAAACCGGGCAGAACTGAACAACGGATTTGGTTCTGCCCCTATTTATAAAGGAGAGCATTTATTATGGCTGCTAAAGTTATCAACTTTCATTCCCCCGATGGCAAGAACACTTACGAGTTGACTTTCACCCGTGACAGCGTGGAAGCTACCGAACGTGCAGGCTTTCAGATTGGCCAGTACACCCAGATGACCAATCTGCTGTCCAACTCTCGTGCACTGTTCTATGGTGCTTTCATCGCACGGAACAAGGGCATCAAGCGCAAGGTCGTGGACGAGATGTTCCAGCACATCGAGGAAAAGGAAGACCTGATGGGCGTTCTGCTTGAGATGTTCATGGACGCTTCCAAGTCTCTGCTGGCAACTGACACTGAGGACAAGACCGCAAAAAACGCAACGTGGGAGATTGTGTAACCGCACAATCTCAGGAAACAGACGGAGAGGGGGAGCTGTTCTCCTTCTCCAAGCTGTTCCACGATGTAGAAGCCTATTACATCTCCATCGGCATGACCTATGACCAGTTCTGGTACGGCGATGTCTGGCTGGCGAAGGCCTACCGTGACGCAGAGGAGCTGCGGGAACGAAGAGCCAATGCTGAAGCGTGGAGAAACGGCTTTTACATGGCATCTGCGCTTTCCTCTACGGTTGGCAATATGTTCCGAAAGAAAGGGTCTAAGCCCATCAAGTACATGGATAGACCGCTTCCCCTTACCCAAAAGGAGAAAGACGAGTATGAATACCAACGCGCAGTTGAGGCGCAGGAGCGAATCAAGAGAACGATGTTCTCTATGATGGAAAGTGATGGTGGTAGTGATGGCTGATGTTGATATTACGAGCTTATCCGTAGAGATTTCTGCGGAATCGCATGGTGCAGAGCTTAATATCGACAAGCTCGCTACCGCCATTTCTAATTTACGGACGAAAGGCAACGTCACAAAGGTTGTAAACAGCCTTGACAAGCTGGCCGGTTCCATTGCAACGCTGAAACAGGCATCCGCTGGAATGTCCGGGCTGGACAAAATCACCAGCTTTCTAAATGGGCTTTCCAACGTAAACCCGACCGCAAGCGCAAAAAGCATCAACACGGTCGTGAATGCGATCAAGAAGATTCCAGCGGCTGTGTCTGGCTTGAACGGCGTGGACTTTTACTCCATGTCTGGCAGCATTACTCAGCTCACTAACGCTTTGGCTCCGCTGTCCATTCTGGACGCATCGAATCTTAAAGCTCTTGGCAGCGCTTTCAATGCGATCGGAAAGGTTCCTGACCTGACCGACAAGCTGAAAGCGACTGACCTTGATTCTTTTGCAAGCTCTTGTCAGAAGATTTCTGCTGCTCTTGCTCCCCTTGCATCTCAGCTTGACAAGGTAGGCAACGCCTTTGCAAAGCTGCCGCCACAGTTGAGCAAGGTTGTGACACAGGCAAACCGTGTGACTGCTGCCAACGAAAAGCAGCGCAAGAGCTATCTCAGCCTGTCCAATCAGATGAACGGCTTTATGCGGAACATGGCAAAGCTGGTCTCGCTGAAAGCCATTGCTGAGTATCTTGGCAACGCGGTTGCGAAGTTTAACGATTTCTATGAAGCAACAGACCTGTTTCATAATGCTATGGGCAATTTGAGCGGTGAAGCTGATACGCTCATTAGCAAGATGCAGGGCTTTCTTGGCGTTGACCCGACCAAAGCGATGACCTACATGGCTACCATCCAGAGCTTGGGCACTTCGTTTGGTCTGGCCAGCGACAAAGCATACATTCTGTCTAAGAATCTGACCCAGCTTGCCTATGACGAAGGCTCCTATTGGAACAAGGACGTTGCAGAGACCTTTACTGCAATGTCCTCCGCAATCTCTGGTGAGATTGAGCCTATTCGCCGTTTGGGCATCGACCTGTCTCAGGCACGGTTGCAGCAGGAGCTTCTTGCCTTGGGCTTTAACAAGCAGGTTTCTAGTCTGTCTCAGGCAGATAAGGCGGTTCTGCGTTACATTGCCATTATGAAGCAGACTGCCAATGTGCAGGGCAACCTTGCACAGACCATCCAAAGCCCTGCAAACCAGATTAAGATTCTGAAAGCTCAGCTTGATATGCTAGCGAAGTCTGTTGGTTCTCTGCTCTACCCTGCCCTGAAAGCTATTCTCCCCCCGCTGATTGCCGCTGTTCAGCTCATTCGAGAATTTGTTGAGTGGGTGGCAAAGCTGATGGGCGTGAAGGTCGTGTTCACTGATTTCACTAAAAGCGCTGACAGCGTTGGTGGCATTGGTGACGCAATGGATGACACGGCAGATTCGACAAAGAAAGCCGCCAAAGCCCTCAAGGATTACACGATGGGCTTTGATGAACTGAACATTATTGATCCAACGCAGGGAAGTTCCGGCTCTGGCAGTGGCGCATCCGCTGGCAACATCTTGGGCGATGTAGACCTGTCCGGCTACGATATGTTCAAGGACTACATCGGTACGACGATTGATGAAGTCAAAGCGAAATTGGAAAAGTTGGCTCCTTTGGTTGCTGGTATCGCTGCCGGATTTGCAACGTGGGCTATTGGCAACGCTTTGATGGATGCTCTTAGCAAAATCAAAGGCGACGGAACCTTGATTGAGGGCATTCTCAAACTTTGGAAGTCTCCCATTATGGGAGCAGCTGTCGCTGTTGGCATCATGGTTGCTCGTTTTGTTGACCTATACCAAAACAGTGAGGCGTTCCAAAAAGGCCTTGAACGTGTTCGAGCTATGATTTACCTTGCTGCGGAAGGGCTTAGGCAGGGTTGGAATATATCACTCACAGATGGAAAACTCGGAGAATCCATCAAATACCTGAAAGAATCTTTTTCTAACTTAAAGCAAGTAATCTGGAATCTCATTCCAGAAAGTTGGCAGGAGGGCATTTCTTCTGCGTTCAAAACAATCTCTAACGTTGTAAAAGGCCTTGATCTTGATGTTGGTGATTTAATTACAACACTTATGGGCATCGGTCTTATTGTTAGCGGTCATCCTGTAGCCGGTCTTGCTGTTCTTGGTTTTGAAGCTATCACTGTTGCAGTTCGTGGTCTTGGTAGCGAAAGTCAAAAAGAAGCTTTTGAGATGGAAACGGACTGGTTCAATGCTTTCAAGTCTATGGGCGAAAAAGTTGCTGATTTTGTAGGTGGCGCAATTACAGCCATTGGAAATCTTATCAATGATTTCGCAATTTTTATTGGATGGATTCAGAACGGTGTTTCCGAAACTGACAGGCTTGACTTACAGATGAACGGTAACTTCATCGAGAATGCCGTTATGGGCATTGCTCAGCTGATTCACGATGTCGGAGTGTTTGTCGGATGGATTACCAATGGAGTGAGCGAAACCGACCGTCTTGATATTCAGATGAACGGTAACTTCATCGAAAAGGCGGTTCTTGGTTTTGCTGACCTTATCAATTGGGTAAAGGATGTTGTTACATGGTTCGTACATCTCGATGAACACGTCGAAAACGGTGCGAGAGCTGTTCGTGGATTTATTGATGATATCAAAACGTGGGCAAAAGATGCCGCAAAAGCTGCTTCCGATATGGTAACAGCCGTTGCAAATGCTATTGCTTCTCTTCCTTCCAAAATGTTTGAAGCAGGCAAAAACATTTGGCGGGGCCTCGTAAATGGTATCAAAAGCGGCATTGAAACCGCAAAAGGCGCTGCGGCAAATCTTGCAAAAGCTATCATTGACAAGTTCACGACCGATACTGAAATTCACTCTCCCTCTGCTCTATTTGAGCGCTTTGGTAAATTTATTGACCAAGGCCTTGCAAACGGTATCACTACAGCACTTCCTTACGTCGAACAAGCTATGACCAATCTGGCAAACGTTGTTCAGCAGAAGGGCAACGAGATGATTGACTATGGCGCAGACGTTGCAAACGGCTTTGTTGACAACATGGTCAATACGTTTGACGCAAAGTGGAATGAAATCGACAACGGCCTCAAGAGCGACTTTATTGGCACGATTAAGGGCATGATTGATGCGGTCAAGAAAGGCGATATCCAAACCGTCGCCGAAAACACAGCAGCCATCATCTGGAAGGCGATGGGGGAAGAAAACCGAAAACAGGTCAAGTCTTATGCTTCCGACTTGGTTTCCAATCTTACCAGTGCTCTTAAGACCGTTGGTTCCAAAGTATTTTCTTCTGCAAAACTCATCGGGAGCAATATCTTAGCTGGGATTACTTCAAAATTTGGAGAAATTTCCACGCAGGTTGTAAGTCTCGGCAGCAAGATTGCAACGTCTTTTTCCGCTTTGATCGGGCCGATCTCGGCATCCGGCAGGGCAATCAGTATTGGCCTTTCTTCTGGCGTTTTGAGTCAGTTCCCGTCTATCATCGCTGGCATTGCCGGGCTTATCGGTCAAATTGGAGCTGCATTTATGGGCATCTTGCAGACGATCGGCAGTGTTTTGACCTCTCTTGGTATTCCAACCGGCGTCATCATGATTGCTGGTGGCGTTGCAATTGCAGCCGCCATTGCAGGAATTGTCGGAACGCTTGTTGGAAAGTACGGAACAAGCTCCAGCCCGTCCGTAGACAATAACTACTCGAGCTACCCTGGCACGAGCGATTATGATTCCGCCAATGGCTCCAATACATCTTCCGGTAGCTATTACCCAAGTTCTTCCGCTAGCGGAGCGAGCCCCGCAGAGCTCCGCAGTGCCGTCCATGATGGTTGCTATAACGCATTCCTTGACATTTTCCAGCGGTACGGAGACGAGCTTACCGGAGGGAAAGAGCTCAAGATTTACCTTGATGGTAAGCAAATCACTGCGTCCGTTGAGAAACGGCAGTCTGAACGTGGGTTTCAGATTATGGGAGACGAAGTTTACAGCTACTAAGGAGGTTTACGTTTTATGCAATCTCTCGTCACAGTAAATGGCAGAGAGCTGCCTGAGCCTTCCTCCTACGACGCTACAACAAGCACTATAGTCGATTCTGGACGAAACGTACAAGGCAAAGTCGTTGGGTCTGTGGTGCGGCACGATGTTGCTAAGATTTCCCTAAAATGGAATTATCTTACCGCAAGACAGTGGGCGGACGTCATCGGGCCGTTCACCACAAACTTTTACTGCACTGTTCGGTTTTACAACCAAGCGACTGCAAGCTACACGACAAGGCAAATGTATGTTTCCGATAGAACCGCTGGGATGTGGAGACGTTCCCCGTCCAACGGAAACGTTATGGGATGGGTCGGAGCGGCCCTTAGCCTCGTTGAAGTTTAAGAGAGGTGATTATTCATGGGCTTTCTGCCTTCCAACAAGTGGCTTGAGCAATACGACAAAACACTTGTTCCGGAGATGTTTGTTCGCATCACTTACCACGTCTCTGACGATAAGGCCCAAGCAGACGCTATTGCCAGCTCTTCCAACCAGGCTTTGTTCAGCAACACGTTGTCTGTCACAGACCTGGATTCTGCTTCTTTGGACAATTATGCCACCGGAGAACCTAATTTGTGGGTCCTTGACGGGAGCAAACTTTTGGTCCCAGGTTCAGAGCCCTACGAGAACGCTGGGTATTTAAGCATGGATTGTGTTTCTGACACAAACCATCCGATTATCACTTTCTCTTTCAGCAAAACACACACTGAAAGAATCCCCGGAATTATAATCGTGTGGTCGTCTGCTTTAAATGAATATGCAAAATCTTTTAAATTGACGGTCTATAACGGTAGCGAGCTTGTCGCAACAAAACAAGTTGACGACAACCAGTCTGTTGAATCCTCTGTAGATTTTGAGATTTCCGGATATGATTCAATCAGTTTGGAAATTTTAGAGTGGTGCATCCAGGGCCGCAGAGCCAGAGTGGAGCAAGTTGAATTTGGTTTGCGTGTTCAATTTAACAAAGCGGATTTGCTTTCTTATACGCACGAATCAAAGCGCGACCCGATTTCTGGGCAGCTTTCCAAAGATTCCGTTTCGTTTACTGTTGATAACTCCGAACAACGCTGGAACCCGGTAAATCCAGATGGACTTTATCGGTATCTTTATGAACGTCAGGAGATTTCAGTTCAGTATGGCATGGACATTGGAAATGCGATCGAATGGATTGATGGAGGAAAGTTCTTTCTTTCTGGATGGACAATTCCGGCGAATGGCATAACGGCGTCGTTTGACGCCAGGGACGCTTTGTCTTTCCTCCAAGATTCCATCTATACCGGGCACACGAGCGGAACGCTGTATCAGATGTGCTTTGATGCGTTGGAACTTCTGGATGTTTCCGGGATATCTTACGAAATTTCGGAAGAATTAAAGAACTATTCTTCCGACATTTCCTCCGATGCTTCTTCTTATAAAAACGCAGACGTTCTTCAGCTTGCCGCAAACGCAGCCGGGATGGCTCTTTACCAATCCAGAGATGGGGTCATTCACATTGAACGTGTCCCTCTTGTTCCAGTCACGAGGTCTGGTATTGAGGAAATATCGCTCTTGAATAGCTTTAAATACCCAGAAATAACGTTTTCGGCAAAAATAAAAAACGTATCGTGCAAGGTTGTCGGCGAATCCGTTTTTTATCCAGCCGGAGCTAGTGGGAACGGAGCGACCCAAAGCATCAATAATCCACTTGTATCGAAATCTGTATCTTCTAGCGCAAAAAATGCGTTGACCGAAACATACGCACTTCTTTCTAACAGAAGAAAGGTAAACCTGGAATTTCGTGCAAGCCCTCATATTGATGCGTTATCCTTTGTCAGGGCCAACCACCAGTTTGGATATGCATCGAACGTTCTCGTTACGGATGCCAAGTATACCTTTAATGGCTGTTTTAAAGGGACGATGGAAGGATATATGGTGGAAAGCGTAAGTGCTCTTAGGCTTGACAGGGATTCCATTTCCGTTGCTCCTGGAGAGACTGTTCGTTTAACCGCAACGCTTGTCCCTTCCTCAGAGGATTCCCCAACAATCGGATGGGAAGCATCTCCTCCCGACGTTGTTTCCATTTCCGTCGTTTCCAACAAAGGCGGCGTTTCCGCTTGCGACATTTCTTTTGTTTCCAGCGGAGATGCTGTAGTCACAGCCTTCGTATCTTCCGTATCTGCAAAGTGTACTGTTATCAGTCAGGCTCCGTCTTTGTCGGATATGCCGGAAGGATCGTCTGTTTACATTCAAGAAAGTGGTGCGGATGTAGAGTTTGTTGTTGCAAAACATGGGTATGAGCCTGGTTTAAATGGTCCTGGGAGAACGCTTCTTATCAGGAAAGAACCTCTTGCTGAAACAGTGTGGAACCAGACACACGTCAATACATACGACGGAAGTTCCATCGACAGGCTGTTGAATGGAGATTACGCAAATAGATTTAGCGATACCGTCAAGTCCGCAATGGGGCTTACCTCTTTCTATTACACGGTAGGCGGTAGCACTACGGAAATCAGAACGCTTTCTCGCAATGTCTTTCTTCCGTCTATTTATGAAATGTTTGACCCAGAAGACAAAAACGCAGATGTTTATGTAAATGGGAGTAACCCATTTTTCAAAAAAGAGGGTTCTGTATTGCCAAAACAAACTCGAAGTGTCTTTGTCCAATCGTATGATGACTCCCTCTATCACATTATCCGCAGATGGTCACGTTCTCCTGCGCTACGAGATTTTTCCGGAAACATTATTCACGGGCAACTTGTAGGAACATACAGTCTCGGAACGAGCAATAAAGGAAACGCCTTTTTCTCCACAGAGCAGTACAATGCGTGGAGTTCTAACAAGTTTAGCCCTGTTTTTACGCTTCCGTCCACGACTAAAGTCGGCAACGGCAAAAAGATTTTGCTTTAAGGAGGGACTATGGCGATTTGGATTACAGACAGAAGCCAAGACGATGTTGACCGCCTAAAGTTCATTTATGGTAAAGCCGTGAATGGGACCTGGACGGATGAGGAAAAAGCGGAGTGGCTTTCCGGTATGAAAGGGGCTCTTGACTACAGAGATTTTTCGAGAATAGAAACCGGCATATCCGAGCTTGCTTCACTTCTTGGTGCGGACGTAGATGTCAAGACGAACTGGAACATAAACGGGTATCTTACCACGTCAGATGCTACTAGGTGGCTGTCGAATATCGAATCTATTCGTTCTAAAAACTCAGGGGACGCCAAAACTGCGCCGACACCCCCGTCTATGGATAGGCTTGGATTCGAGACAATGAACCAACTTGAAAGCATTTTGTCAGACATAGAATCAATCGCCAAAACTTACGTTACTTTTTCTGGCGAATACATGGCTGGGGAGGGACAATATGGTTTTTGAAGACCGCATATCAAAATATCCTGGCAGGTGGACGTTAGTCCGTGAGGATGGGTCGTCTGAAGTTGTAACGCTCGTCCGAAACGACGAACCCATAAAGGACGGCACACCAATCAACGCATCCACTTTAAATGAGCTGAGCACAGTTGCAGGTGCCATCAACGCAAAAGAGGAAGCCGTTTCTGCGGCAAATTCCGCTGCGGAAGAACGTGCAAAAGCAGAACAGGCTGCAAAAAATGCCGCAAAAGATGTTTCTGCAATTGTAAAAGCAGACTCTGAAAATGCAGCTTTGTCTGCTGCTGCTGCCAAGACAAGCGAAATCAATTCAAAGCGTTCGGAATCTCAGTCTGCTACTTATTTGCAGGGCACAAAAGAATACTTTGAGCAGGTCCGCACCATCACCATCGGTGCACAGGGGTGGTACGCCACGCCGGAAGCTCTGAAAGCCGCTGTTCCTGTAGGCGAAAACGGCTGGTGGGCGGTCGTTGGTACCACAGACACTATTTGGACGTGGGACAATGATACAAAATCGTGGAAAGACAGCATTCAAAAAGTCGATCTTTCCGACTACTATACCAAAGCTCAGGCCGATGCCAAGTTTGGCACGCCGTATACTCTGCCTGCCGCCACAGCAGACCAGCTGGGCGGCGTGAAGGTGGGCGACTATCTGGACATCGCTGCGGACGGCACCCTGAGCGGCAAGACGCTGTATGACACCATCGCGGCCAGTGTGGCGGTCAAGTCGGAGCCCCGGCTGGTGTGGAACCACTACGAAGAAACCGGAAAAAGGTGGAAGACCTACGATATCAAAATGCCAGACGGCCTTGACTATGTGCACGTCAAGACATGCTACAAAGGCCCCGTCAGCTCATACGGTGAAGAAGTAGACATCGCAAAAGGCGGCACGGTCAATCATGACTTCGGCAATGGCAAGGGAATTTTCGCATCCAACACGACTTTCCGGACAGACGGGACCCTGCACTTTGCAACAGAAACGTCGACCGGCGGCTACACCGTAGAGATCTGGCTCACCGGCTACCACTACCCTACGCTGGCCGAGCTGCTGACCGAGACGCAGGCCGCGCAGGCGGACACGGATGCCCTGACGGTAGATCAGGAATACCGCGTCGCCCTGCTGGAACTGGGGCTGACCGACGACACCACCACTGACACCACCACATAAGGAGGTAAAAACTATGTTGTATCGTATCTGTAAACGCCTGATCGAGCGCGGCCAGACCGCTGGCCTTGCGGAAAAAATTGATGTTTTTTACGCACTCGGCCGCATCACCGAGGCCGAGTACAAAGAGCTGACCGAGCTGCTGGCCCAGCAGGGGGCCGTCCATGGCGCTTAATGCCTACTCTTGGGCCCGGGAGGTTGATTGCAATAAACAACACATTTTTGACCGCATTTTTTAACTTTTTGAGCCGGTTCTTTGCCGTTTTGGCGGAAGAACAGGCAGAACAGGAGGACACGATGGCATCTGTGACCGAGTGGACGGGAGCACCGCCCTACCGCTACATCGACGTAAGCCGGTATCAGGGCAATATTACACCGGAGGGCTGGAAGAAGGTCAAGGCCGCTGGCTATCAGGGTGTCATGCTCAAGACCGTCAGCACAAACCGCAGGCTCTCCAAGCGAGCAGACGGCCTGTACATCGACCCGACCTTTGAAGCGAACTATCGCAACGCAAAGGCGGCAGGTCTGGCGGTGGGCGTGTATTACTACACCTACGCCACCAGCGAGGCGATGGCCGATGCAGAACTTTCCCTGCTGGCTGACGCCCTGCGTGGCAAGACACTGGAAATGCCTGTGGCAGTGGACGTGGAGGACAACAAATTCAGGGTTCTTGGCAAGCAGGCGCTGACCGACCTGACAGCCTACGCCCTGAAAAAGGTGGAGGACATGGGCTTTTATGCCCAGCTCTATACATACACCAGCTTTGCTAAGACGCGCCTGTATATGGGCGGCGCTGCTCTCAGCCCCTACGACGTTTGGCTGGCCGACTACACCGGCAAGACGCCTGCCGTAACCTTTGCCTACAACGCTCACCAGCACACCAGTAAGGGCAGCGTGCCTGGTATCTCCGGCAACGTAGATCTCAACGTCACTACCCTCAACTACCCCCGTATCATCAGCAAGAAGGGTCTGACCCGTCTCCGGGAGGGTAAATGACCGAAAAAGAAGCTTTACTGTGGGTGCTTGGCATTCTGGGCAGCCTGTGCGCTGCGGCCATCACCATCGACAAGGTGCTGGACATCATCCACAAGTACGTCAAAAAGGCACAGGAGCCGGACAACGCGCAGAATAAGCGAATGGATGCGTTCGACAAAAGACTTGGTGTGCTGGAACAGGGGCAGCTTCAACACACACAGGCCCTTGCAAGAGACCTGCGCCGCTTTGACGGCCTCGATGAAGAAATGCGTCTCGTACTCGTTGGCGTACAAAATCTTTTGGATTCGCAGCTGTCCGGCAACAACCGCGAAGGTATGCAAAAAAGCAAATCCGATATTAACAACTACCTACTGAAAGGAGTAACAAATCATGGAAGCAATGTTTAACTTTATCCCCGCACCCATCGCACTGGTACTGATGCTCATCGGCTTTGCCGCGCTGGCCGTTGGTGCCATCCGGCTGGGCTACAAGCAGTACGTCAAGCAGTGGGCACTGGAGCTCGTGACCATCGCTGAGGACAGCATCATGGGCAGCGGCCAGGGAGCCAAGAAAAAGGCACAGGTCTTTGCCGCACTGCGCGGCGCACTGCCGGACTGGCTGAAGCCTTTTATCACCGATGAAGTGCTGGACAGTGTGATCGAAAAGGCCGTCAGCATGATGAAAAAGGCACTGGCAGAAAAGAATCCTACCATCAACCAGTAAAGGAGTACTATATGCCTGTACCTATGTGCGGCATTATCGCCGCTTCTGCAAACGCTATGAATCAAGCCCGCAAGCGCGAAAAGATGTGCAACCTGAAAGGCGACAACAAGGAGTATTGCGAATACTGTCTTCGCGGCAAAGCTGGTGAGTGCATCGAAAAGCAGGCGGATAAGGAGTAACCGTTGATTTTACGATTGCAGTTCAGCTCGAACTCGGCACAACCGCCACCGCCTACTCCCCCTACCGTGAACAGCTCCTCACGCTTCCCACACCCAACGGCTTACCCGGCATCCCTGTCACCTCTGGTGGCAACTACATTGACCCGCAGGGCCAGCAGTGGGTGTGCGACGAGGTGGACTTAGAAAGTGGCATGCGGGTGCAGAGGGTGGATAAAGCGGCTTTCGACAGCACCAAGCCGTTGGCTGAGCAGAATGCAATACTCGCCACCCCCATCGAAACCCCGCTCACCCCTGCCGAAATCGCCGCCTACAAAGCCCTCACAGCCTACGGCCCTGACACGGCGGTGCAGGCTGATGATGGTGCCGGAATCCGGCTGGCGTATCAGAGGGACGTGAACATCGCCATCAAAAAGTTGGAGGACGCAATCGCGTCCATGACTACCACATAAGGAGGTACTTATGGCAATTAAATCCAAAGCCAGACACGATTTGACCTTGCGCTCCATCAAGCGGGAGATCGCAGCAGGGCGCGATGTGGCGTTCTGGCTGGATAAAGCATACATGCACTACGACAACGGACTGCTGACCGCAGATGACATCGCAGAGGTGGAGCAGCTGGCACAGGCGTACTACGATGAACTGGATGCTGAGGACAAGGCGAACGCCGAGGAAATCACACTGTAAGGAGAATATCATGGCAAGCACTACATACGAGCATCCCGGTGGCGTCACCGAGATGTACGCCGCACAAGAGCAATTTCGGCACGTCACGAAAATGGTCTGCGCACGTTTTCGTGGCCTCACGAAAACATACCATCTCGGCAATGTCAACCAAATGGTGACGTTTTGTCACCGGTTTGCCGTGCTTGGCAATATGGTACGCAACGCCGGGCAGCTGCCGCAGCCTTTTTGGCTCGGTGCTGCCTGTGGCGGCGGCTCGTGTAGTGCTGCCCGCTGCGCTGCAAGGACTTGACCGGCAGCAGATGACAGCAGCCATCAAAAGCGCACCGCTTGGGAGGGTAGACCGTAAGATAGCCTTACTGCGGTACGTTGAGCGGCTCCCGCTTCCGGACATTGCAGCACAGACACATTACAGCCGGACGGCAATAGGCTACCGGCTGAAAAGCATTGACGAAATGCTGAATGCGTGATATACTATTTGTACCGTCCGAAGTAGCGTACACACACTTCGGAGAAAATGTGTACAGAGAGCCAGCGGAAGAACGTTTACCCGCTGGCTTTTCTTTTTGCACGAATTGTGGTATAATAATCTCAACAAATCCACCCGGCCTCTCGAAGAAGCGCATTAGGGTGGATATTTGCCAGCTAGCCCAGTGCTTTATCTGGGAATGAAAAAAGCGGTTGCCAGATAGGCGCCGACCAGTCTCCCGCCCGCCTACTTATAGTGCGTACAATGCGGGAGACGCAGAAAACCCCCGGTGTTCCGTTTGGAGCATCAGGGGTATTTTTGTTTATATACAATTTTTCAAGCGCTCATGCGGATTTTTCCGTGTGGGCGCTTTTCTTTTTTGTCCTTCGTTGTGCCTTCGTTGTGTTTTCGTTGTCCTTCGCTTTTTGCTAATGCGGTACACTGGTAGCATCAGGAGGGATGTATTATGAGCTATTATCCAACACCCGGAGCGCCCTACGTTCCGCAGCAGCCTGTCAATCCTTACGGAGGCATGGGAACGGTAGGTCTTGCCGCTCCCCTGTCCAACACGCAGATGCAACAGGCACAGCCGCAGCGTCCGCAGCCGATGAATGGGCAACAGCCTGTTCAGCAGCCGGCACAAGATGGCGGTTGGCTGCTCGGCAGACCCGTTTCCAGCAGGGAAGAGTTTTTGGCAATTCCATCTGATCTGTACGGAAGATGGACGTATTGCCCGGATTTGCGTAGTGGGGTCATCTACTGCAAACGTCTAAACCCAAACACTTGCGAATCTGACGTGTTAGAGTTTTACAGCCCGGAAGCATGGCGACAGATGCAAGCACAACAGGCGCAGCAGACCGCTGCACCGACACAGCAGTATGTGCCTGTTGAGCAGTACGATGCTATCGTGCACCGGCTGGATGAGCTGGAAAAGTGGCAGAAGAGCTTTTCTAAGCCCACTGCCGCAGCAAAGAAAGGAGAATAAGCGATGTCCTCTCCGTTTGACATGATTACTCACAGCCCTATCATGCAGCTCGCAAACCTTGCTCGTGCCGGGCAGAACCCGATGGGGATTATCCAGCAGTTGGGTGGGCAGAGCGCACCCATCATGCAGGGGCTGAACCTGATTCAGGGCAAGAACGAAGCACAACTCAGGACGATGGCGCAGAACCTCGCCAAAGAGCGTGGCATTGACCTGAACCAGCTGGCAAGCGTCCTGAATCTGACGCTGCCCCGATAACGCATACCTAAGCGAAACGCTTCTCAGTTTTGCGGACTTGACAAAAACCGCATTTGTTGGCTTCGCCCATCGCATACGGCGGTGGGATAGCATAACGCAAAACTGAAAGGAGTTTTGTTATGGACGATTTTGCAACTGGCTATCTGGCTGGGCAGGACGGCGGCAATAACAACGGCGGCTTCTTCGGCAACGAAGGTCTGTGGGCGGTTATTATCCTCGCTATCATCTTCGGCTGGGGTACGAACGGCTATGGCCGGAATGGCGGCGACAACGGCATGAACAGTTACATCCCCTATCTGGTCGGCACTGGCGCAACCGGGCAGGGCGGTAACGACACTCGCGCGGCTCTGTCTGAGGGCTTCTACCAGCAGGATACCTCCCGTTCTTTGGCAGGCATCCAAAGCGGCATCTGCTCTCTGGGCTATGACCAGCTGGCGCAGATCAATGGCATCAACGCCAACATCGCAAGCGGCTTTGCGGGCGTGAACAGTGCCATTTGTCAGCTTGGCTACCAGAACGCACAGCTGGTAAACGGTCTGGAACGCAGCGTGTCCAACGGTGACAACGCCATCAACCTTGCCATCATGCAGGAGGGCAACGCACGGCAGGCTGGTCAGACCGCACTTGCCACGCAGCTTGCATCTTGCTGCTGCGAGAACAAACAGCTGATCGGCGACCTGAAGTACACCATCGCAACGGAGGACTGCGCTACCCGTCAGGCTATCGCAGACAACGCCCGCGCAGTTATCGACAACTGCAACGCCAACTTCCGCAGCATGATGGACTACTTCACGCAGGATAAGATCGCCACTCTGACCGCCGAGAACCAGAACTTGAAGTTCGCGGCTTCTCAGGATCGGCAGAATGCGCTTCTGACCTCCGCGATGAGCGCCCAGACCGACACCATCCTGAACCGGGTTAATCCTCGTCCGATTCCCGCTTATCAGGTGGCAAACCCCAACGTGGGCGTGAACTGCTGCGGCTGCTGCTAACCCACACACTCCCCGATAACACCGGGTGAACCATCGGGGCAGGGGTAAGACACCTCTGCCCCTGATTTTTTAGGAGGAAAACATTATGGCTTGCAAAACAAGCTGCAAACTCTGCCCCCATCTGGTCTTGAGCCAGTCGGTGACTTTTGCCAATGATACGCTGACCATCAACATCCCTGCTGGTGCATACCAGAACGGAGAGAAGTATTGTATCGTAGTTGCCCAGAGCATCCCGGACACGACCACCATCAACGCCCCTGTGGTCATCACCATTGGCGCAGGCACGACCGCATACCCTCTGACCGACTGCAACTGCGCTCAGGCAACCGCTGAGAGCATCCACACTCGCACCCGCTATGCTACCCGCGTTGCAACGTCTGCGACCGGCACCGGAACGTTCAAGTATCTTGGCTGCTTCTGCCGCTCCCACGCTGGTGCGCCCGCGTCTATTTCTTGATGAGGTGTAGATTATGGGCAAGACTAATTTTCGCCGCATGATGATGCTCCGTGAACACGACAAAGACCGTGAGCCGGAGCGTGACCGCCTTGAGGAAGAACGTGACCGCAGGGAGCGTGAGATGGAACGCCGTCTGCGTAAGCTGGAAGGTGGCAACGACCGCTATCCCTACTATCCGCAGGAAGAGAATCGCTACATTGACCCTTACCCTATCCCCCGCTACCCTGACGTAGAGAATGGGCGCAGGATGCCGCAAATCGGCTTCTCGCAGAACGGCGACTGGGATAAACGGTCTGGACAGTACGAACGTGGTGGCGCAGACAGCCGCTCCATCAAGATGCCACGCCAGCACCTCACCCACGATGAAGCAGAGGAATGGTGTGACAACATGGTAAACGCTGACGGCACGAAGGGCTGTCACTGGACGCTTGAGCAGACGCAGGACGTTGCGAAACAGCGCAATATCACCTGTGACCCGAACGATTTCTGGGCTGTCATGAACATGATGTACTCGGATTATTGTCAGGTCGCAAAGCGCCAGTCCGTTGACACTCCGGGCTTTTACGCGGACATGGCAAAGGCATTCCTTGAGGACGCGGATGCCGCAGACGGCAAGGCATATCTCTACTGGGATTGCATTGCTGATAAGTAAAACAGAAGAGGGGATTTGTCCAAAATTGGACAGACCCCCTCTTTATTTACTATCAGCGCTGAAAATTCAGCCGCCAATTCAGCCTAAGTCAATCTGGTCTTTCGATGCCGCAACGGACAGGTTATAGATGTACTCACCTGCCGTGAATCCATGCTTGCGGGCTTCTCTCGTAACGAACGTCCGCTCGCTGTCGCTCATAAGGATTGTAATTCGCTTGCTACGTTTGCCGTCACCCTTCTGCCCCTGATGGGAAGTGTAAGGCTGAATCTCCATCGTGCGCTTTGCATCGTTGACAGACAGGTTGGTAAGAGCAATCATAATCTGCTGGTTCTGCTGAACGATGGCTTGCAGGACTTCCGTGTTCTTCATCAGCACTTGCAAGATTGCATCGTTCTGCGTGTCGGGTTTGTTCTCCTGCGGTGCAAGGCTGTAATAACCATCCTTTCGGAGAGACGGGAGAACGTCATCGAAAACCCAGCTCTCAAACATCTCTGCGCCGGGCAACTTGCTATGGGTGATAAGCCGGTATACGTCACCCTCTGAGATAAAGCTCATTTCCTGCACACCGCTATTTGTAGGTGCGTAGCGTTTTGTTACGCCTTTGCAGTGGTCAAAAACAGCTTTGCGAGGAACTGCGTATCCAAGTGCTTTCGCAACATCAGAAGCACAGAAGAGAATCTTCCCGTCTTCTTCAATCGTGCGAAGTTGCCCAAAGCTACTATTCTTAAAAACGTGAAGTGCATTACATTTCTTATTATCCATCATATCCTCCATATTCAACTGTTTGGCATCTTCCATGCCGACCTCATACGCCTTGTAAGTGATGCGAGATAATGCTTCTGCAATCTCGTAATCATCCTTATTGAGCGGACGACCATTGCTGTTTTTCTTGAAGTTTTCAAGAATTTCTTCTTTCGTTGCTGGAATGTTCATGGTTTTACCCGAAAACGGCTTGTAAGAGGTCGCTTCGGATGATATAATGGATTTATCCGAGAGCAATCTCTGGTGTTGAATAAGGCGTTGACTATTCTTTTGCAGGGAGCGGTCAATGCCTTATTTTTTTATTCTTCACTCGCCTTTTCAGCAACAAGCTGAATCCCACGTTTAACAACTTCCGTTTTCGTTATCCCCATTTTTTCAGCGCATTCCTGCACTTCTTTCATTTCCTCTGGGGTCAATCGAACTTCAAACCGTTCAGTCTTTTTGCTATCAGTAGGGCGACCCAAACGCGGACACATACCAACACCTCACTTTTTGTCCGTACAAACATTGTACTATATGTCCGTACAAAAGTCAACACCTAATACCACAAGATGTGATACAGCAGGGCGTTCCGTTTTAGAACCCCCTTAATCCTCCAAGAAATCCTCTTGATTCAGAACTTGATTTACAATTCGTTCTGTACATTCTTTTATAACCGTAGATGCGGGGACGTGATCTTCATAAGCGATGTTTTCATATTGCACTCCTGCATATTCAAAGAACCTTTTAGACAGTATTTCTGCATCCGCACGGCACAACGGCTTTAATTCGTATTGCGACGGAAATCTTCTTATAAGTGCAGGGTCAAGCCTATCAAATCGGTTTGTTGTTCCGATAATAATGACATTCTTCGGTAATCTATCCATTTCCTGCATAATCGCAATAACCACACGGTTCATTTCCCCAACGTCATCTTTTTGCCCACGAGCCATTCCGACCGCATCTATTTCATCAAAACAAAGGACGCAAGGAGCAGTCCTCACATAATCAAAAATTCTTGCAAGGTTAGATTGTGTTTGCCCCAAGTGAGAATCAACTAGACTTGAAAATTGAATCCTCAAAAACGGAAGTTTTGCTTTATGCGCGATATACCTTGCTAGCATGGTTTTTCCGCATCCGCTTTGCCCATAAAGCATCAATGCTGGCAAATAAGGAATGCCCACTTCGCTCAATTTTTCAGATGCTCGATAAATGGAAACGATTTTCTGCGTTATACTTTTTTCTTCGTTCCTAAGAAGGAATCTTGCTTCTGGAAATTCTTCTGTATCCTCTGCAATCAAAAGATGCTGCAAGTTATATGGCAATTCAATAAATTCTCTTTTGCTTTCCAACTTGCGAAACATATTTTCTTTGAACTGCTCATCTTTTTTGGATGATATAGAATCCAAAATGATTTTAACGGCTTTTTGCGCGTTTCGCATATCGCCATCGCAAACAAATCGAATAAGGCGTCGTTCACTATCATTCATCTAAGAAATCCTCCAATTCAATCTTTCCCTCTGCCGCTGCAACTGCCAGAGCGTACACGAACTGTCCAATCGTCATTCCGTGCCGCCTTGCTTCACGGTTGATATACTTGCGTTCTTCCTCGCTCATAAGGATGGTAATGCGCTTTGAACGCTTGCCATCACCGCTTGCAACGCCCTGATGCGATTCCGGCATCGGGATTTTTTTCTTTGTCAAACCAGCTTCGGCAAGTGCGCCGGATATATCGCCTTGTTCGATAATACGTTGAACTTCCTTCGCCTGTTTCAACTTCTTTGGCCTACTTTCGCTGGCTACGGCATTGTTTGGCTGTGTTTCGCTGTCTTTGGCTTGCTTCGGCTTAATACCGCTTAATTGTGCTTCATTAGGCTGTGCATGGCTGTCTGTTGCTTCACTGCGCTTAATCGATGCTTGTTCGGCTTCGTTCGGCTTTGCTTGGCTTACTTCTTCTTCCTTTGGCTCACTTCGGCTTAATGTCTGTTCCGAAAAAATAGGCTGGAAATCAAACCCGCCAAGCAAGCCTGAGGATTTTTTGCTGGTTGATTTCATTCCTCTTCCTCCCAATCTTCATCAAGGTCAGGAACGGTCGGCAACGGCATCCAGTGAGTTATATTATGCGGCTTTCCGCTTTTGTCCCGCCATTCCTTAAAATCTTCTTCATAGCTTACAATTTCTACATCGTATTCGTCTTTGCTAAACCCGATAACGTATGGGTTTAGTTCATCTGGCATTTTATCTTCTGATTTTGCCCATTGATTATTTGCAAGTTCTTTCTGCCACTTTTTGCAATACTTTTCAGCTAGATACCACTGAGAATGAAACGCCATTTCTTTCTCTTTATCGGAAAGGTCATTAAATGAAAAACCAAAATTGATAACGTAGACTTGCTCCGTGTCATCAACACAAGTTGCATTCAAAAGATGTGGGTAAAAATCGCTCATTTTGCATCCCCCTCTACAATCATCTGCGCCAACGCCTTGAAATCCTCTGCGCTGGTACTCTTTGCCGTGTCACCGCTAAACAGGCTGTGCCGCTCTGCCTGCGCCTTACGAACGCCCATAGACGGTCTAATCTTCACGTCAAGCAGCTTTGTTCCCATGCTCTGTGCAATCACAGGGAGCTGCTCCACAACCTCTTTAGACAGGTTCTCACGGCTCTTGTACTGGTTCAGGAGCAGACCTTCAATCTTCAAAGCCGGATTGAAGTATCTACGAACATCGCCGATGGTCTGCGAAAGCTGGCTCAAACCAGCCAGTGCGTATCGGTCTGCTGTGATGGGTACGATGATGCTGTTGGCGGCGATCAGTGCGTTCACAAGCGCAAGACCAAGCTGCGGGGGAGTGTCCAGCACAATGTAATCGTACCGGCTAGACACGCTTTCAAGGGCTTCTCGCAGCCGAAAGTTCTTGCCCATGTCCCGGACAAGCTGCTCGTCAATGTCCTTCAATGCGTTATCGGACGGCAGAATGTCACCAGCTTCACAGTGCTGGATTCCTTCTTCGACCGTGCCTTGCCGGGTCATCACATCAAACAGGGTACATACATCCTCTGTCTGCGCGCCATAGGTGTCCGTTGCGTTGCACTGGGCATCGCAGTCCACCAGCAGGACTTTCTTGCCAAGCAACTGTAACGCACCAGCCAGACAGGTGCTTGTGGTAGTCTTTCCTGTGCCGCCCTTCTGATTGGCGACAGCTATTATTTTTGCCATTTTATCACTCTTTCCTTATTTTTTCGCCGGTTTCGGCTTCGGCATCCAATGGGTTATATGCGAATCCTGTTCTTCAAAATAATAGAATCCATCTTCTGGCCAATAAAACGCCACTGCGCCTACATATTCGTGGCTACTAAGATAAAAAGCGTTGCTTTTTCTGTCGTAAACAGCAGTTTCAACCTCTTCAAGCGGAAAACTGTCCACGTCCGCAATTGACACAAGAACCGTCTCATCTCCATCTTCCGTATACGGAAGAGCGTCTTTCACGCTTATCCATGCCGGATATGTGTCAGGCACATCAAAGCTATCCGCATCAATAGAATCAAGACAAGTCCCGATACCACAAAGATACTCGCTGTCATTCGGACGGTGAAGTGCTTCCACTTCGTTGTAATGGTTTTGCAGATAATCGCTTAACTTGTCTGCATCAATCAGTCGCATACTTTCTCCTTTCTGCTTAATGTGTTGCATCTGACTACTTTTGCATTGCGTCAATCTCATAGAAAGCCGGAAGATACTCTTCAATCGCACCGTCTTTCTTCAAACTGCCAATCAGATACCGCTTCGGATGGTCAGGCCAAGGGTCGCGGTTGATTGAAAGAATATCCGCACACGCGGCCTTTACAATGTCGTAGACTGCATCTCTCCGCTTTGGTAGCTTGATAGATGGATGCTCTTCCATCATCTTTACCTCGACAACCTTTGCAACCTCGATGCACTCTTGAACGGATAGAGCATCGCACACAGACCAGTCGTACCCTTCGTATCCGCTTGTGCGGGGCTTTCTGGCGGCTTTTTTGATTTCCGGCTTGGAATTATCCTCTTCGCAATCAACTTCGCTAGAATCGGCATCTATGACGGGCTGCTTGGATTTGTACCCGAATCGAAACTCAACTGCTACTACCTTTCGCCCTGTGCAAATCTTTTCAAAGTCAACGACAATGTCTGAAACATTGCTGATCTCTTCCACTGCTGGTTCAAGAACTCTGCGGCGTAAAGCCCGGAAGTCGTCATAACTTGCATCGTTTGCTCCCAAGTGGTCACGCAGCTGCTTCAAACCAATCTTGTTCGATGTTAGAGAGCGATTCATCCAATCTCGAATCATGCTGTACATCAGAATAGATGCTTGCTGCTTCATCCCAATCGTATAGCGCAGACGGTATTTGACGTAGCCGCTTCTTGCAATGTCGAAAAACACAGGCCGCAAGTCAGGATTACAGTTGATTGAAACGTCATAGGACAAGGATTCTCGATTGAATTTGACCTCTGCCTTTGTGAACAGCGGATACATCACATATTCGGTTCCATCTGCATTCAGTGGTACTGAAACCACGTTGCCCAAAAAGTGCTTAACCTGCGACTTCAAGTTCTTTGAATT